CTAAGCAGTTGCGGATGCTTGGCCCACAGGCAGTCTCGCCGCAAGACGATTGCCCAAGCGATGAATCGGCGCGTCGATGAGCAAGTAGAACGCCATTGTCAGAATGACAACGGCTGTTCCGACAATGAACGGATGCCACGCGACGTTGAGGCTGCTTGGCAAGTAATGCGTTCGCAGATCGATAGCCAAGTAATGGCAAAGATACAGTGAGAAGGATACCTTTCCGAGGTTTTTTCCTGCGCGCCAGCCGAAATTCGGTTTGCCCGGCCCTTGAACCATGTTGAGGACCACGAACGAGGAAAACAGCACGAGGGCGAAAAAACCCATCTGAAAAACGCCATATCCTTTTGCGAAAAAGTAGGCGGTCGTGACCATTCCGCCCGACAGGAAAAGCCATGAGGCAAGCGTCGTCGGCGCGATGCCACGAACTCGTTTAGCAACCGGGTCGAAGACGCGGTACCACCCCAATCCGAAAGCAAAAAGAAGGTTGATTGGATTTATCGCAATCGATGCTGCAACGTTGAGAAAGCTGTGCCCGAAAACGCTCACTTGTTGCACGGCACTGGGATTGAACGTAATGTGCCCCGTGAGCAGATACTGCATTGGAAGAGCGTTCAGCAGGATCAGCCCGACAGCGACTTCCGTGCGGTACCGCCACGAGATGCGCATGGCGATCGCGTAGAGAAAGTAGAACGCGATTTCGTAGGTCAGCGTCCACGTAATGAAGTACGTGCCGTAGCCATAGTACGGGGCGAAACCACCGGATGGCAGGATTCTGAAGATATCGACGAGACTCGCCGACTTTTGTGTGATGACGCAATACAGAGCAATCGCCACCACCGTCGGGACGTAGACGCGGAAAACGCGCTTCAGTAAAAAGGATGAGACGCGCGCATCGCGTTGGGTCGCTGCGCCCATCACGAATCCGGAAATTACGAAGAACACCGACACGCCGAGATAGCTTCCCCCAGCAAGCGCGGCAGTCGCTCCCGGAAACACATATACCCAGAATGGGATCATGTGAAACAAAACTACGAGTAGCGCTGCGATTCCGCGGAGTGCATCGATTTGGTAGATGTTCTTCACAAGGCGTGCTTAGCGTAAATATAGAAGTCAAGCTTTCGTAATGTGGTGAAAGCGTATTGGGAATCGACTTCATTCTACAGGCAGGCAGACACGCCAAGGTAGAGCAACCCAAACAGGATATTTCGGGTTGTTCGCATTTTGGAGAGCGGATCTCAATCGTCCGGCGCAAACGAAAAAACCCGCACAGCCAAATGCTGCGTCGCAACCCGAGTGAGCGTTGTCCAGGACGTCTTACTTTCGCTGTCGGTAGCGTCGGTGTTCGATCATGACGCCAACGATTCTTGCCCGCTCCTGTTCGCTGCGGATTGTCGGGAAGTCGGGGTTCAGCGGCACCAGATCGAACACTTCCATTCCATCGGGGCCGAGTCCACGAGGGCGGTATTTTTTGAATGTCGCTTCGCTTCGAACATTGGTGGCCACGACGTAATCGCCTGGAATGGGGGAAATCACCGGGTCGACAATAATCCGGTCCCCCTCCCGAAACTCCGGCTCCATGGACCGCCCGTCGATTTCAAGCGCAAAGGCACCGTCCGAAAGCTCGAGATCCGTCAGCAGGTACTCGAAGCCGGCGCCAGGCGGAAACGGCGTCACCGTTTCGTTCATCAACCCCGCCTGTACGCTACTGATGAGCGGAATGCGGCGTGTGCCTACCGCTGCCAACCGTACATTCGCCGCCCCTTCCATCGGGCCGATCCCGGCACGAAGCCAATCTGGCTCAACCCGAAGGAACTTCGACAGTGCGGCGATCTGGTCCGCCTCGATCTTTGTTTCACCGCCGTTGAACCAGAGACGCACCGCGGCTGCAGTGACTCCGCTTGCTTGCGCAACATCACCCTGTTGACGAACACCACGGAGGTCCATGGCGAACTTCAGCCGGGCAGGAAAGCTCTCTGGTGGATAAGCGTTCAGGAATTTTGGCGAGGGTTTGGCGTGCTGCGGGCTAAGTGAGGGAATGCGTTGCTTCCCACGGCCGGTGATCAGCCAGAACATGTTGAAGCGATACCGCTCCTGGATTCGGGCGGCCTGATCGTGGGCGATGTCTGTCGCTTCGCCGGAAAGCCATGCAACGGTGGCGCCCGCGGCAAGCCCTGCCTCGGCCTCAAATTGGTCTGGCGAAACCTCTTCAGCTGTGAGGACTGCGGCGATACGGGCAGCAAGCCCGTCGTGTGCACGGGTGACAGGTCTTTCGGCTTCGCGCATTGGGTTCATGGTCATAAAGGGGCTACCGGCGCCGATACCGACGATGCTCAACCATCACGCCGATGATTCGAGCTGGCTCGTTGACGCTGCTGATCGTTGGGTAATCCACGTTCAAGGGAACGAGTTCGAAGACTTCACGGCCGTCTTGACCGATGCCGCGAGGGCGATACTTTTTGAAGGTCGCTTCTTCGCAGCCGTTTTTTGCGACGACAAAGTCACCGGGTTGCGGCCGGACTGCGGGGTCGATGATGATGCGATCCCCTTCCTTAAATTCAGGCTCCATCGATTGGCCTTCGATCTCAAGCGCGAAGGCCTGCTCGGACAGCTTTAGGTCCGTAAGCAAATACTCGAACGCAGCGCCCGGCGGGAAGGGGGTTATCGCTTCGGTCATTTGACCCGCTTGAACACTGCTAATCAGCGGAATGCGGCGCAAACCCATGTCCGCTGGACGCACGTTGGCGTTGCCGGGATCGCTGCCCGCGACCATTTGGCCCTGGCCATCGTCGATCCATGTGGCGTTGATCCCCAACTCGCGCTGCGCAATCAGGCGGCCCTGTTTCGAAACGCCATTCCCGCGATAGGCCCAGTTGTTGATCGTCTGCTCGCTCTGATTGAGCGCGCGTGCAAGATCGGCGACTGTCGAAATCGCGGGCCGTACCTGCCTGGCTGCCTCGTATAGCCGCCGGAACGTCTCGTGCATCTCTTTTCCCATAACCCGATCTTCGCTCAAGTAAACGCAACGTTTATAAACGGCGTGTTTGTTTTTTAAATAAACATGGTGTTTAATTTTAGCATGAACACAACCAAAACTGATCATCCCAACGGGACGCTGATCTTTTCGAGCGATCTGGCAGGGCACGCGTAAGCGGGAGCGCAATGGCACGAATTCGATCCGTCAAACCCGAATTTTGGACGTCCGAGCAGGTGATGGATGTCTCTCGCGATGCCCGCATCCTATTCATCGGCATGTGGAATTTTTGCGACGACGCGGGAATCCACTCGGCCAACGAAAGACGCCTGAAGGCGGAAGTGTTCCCTGCCGACGATCTGACGACGACGGATGTTCGTCGAATGATCGATGAACTACTGCGTGTCGGATTGCTCGACGAGTACGAAGTGGCCGGTCAGCGATTCTGGATCGTCACCGGTTGGCACCACCAGAAGATCGACCAGCCGACGTTTAAACACCCCGGTCCGGACGGCACCGTGCCGTCCGGTACCCCGAGACGTCGGCAAGCCCGTATGAAAACGCAGCATTCGGCGAGTGATCGCGGAATCGACGGCGAGCGTTCGGATAGCGTTCGACGCGTGTTCGGCGAACACCCGGCGAATGCTCGTCGAGTGGGTGCCGAGCGTTCATCCCCGGAAGGGAGAGGAGAGGAACGGAATGGAATACCTAAGGGCAGCGGTGCTTCAGTCGTCGTAGGTCATGAAGAAACGTCTCACGACGATGACCTTACGTCGGACGGTTGTGTGCCGGTGAATGCTGCGCAGTGGGCAACGTACTTCGGCGATGAGCACGGTATCGGCATCGACCCGGCCAGTGCCCATGAGCGAAAGCGCTTCGTGCCACTCGCGACGGCCTGGTGCAACGCTCGTGTGTCGGTCGGCCGCATGCGGGCGGCTATTGCTGAGGCGCAGGACAAGGCGACTGAGGGCATCGTGTTTCTGCCCGCCTACGTCGACCGTGTACTCGCCAACCAAGGGATACCTCGTGCTTCGCCGCGAAGTGTCGACAACGCAGCCATTCTTTCCGGCCTCGCCGGTGACCCATTGGGATACGACGATGAATACAACGCCTGCATCCTCGACGTCGACGCGCACTTGGTCGCCTGACTGGCCACGCGACGCGGCACCCCAGCGACTTATCGAGCGTTTGTTCACGGTGCTTGGTCATCGCTACGGCGCCAGGCTTGCGGACATGTGGCGCGGCGGAGATCCGTCGAAGCCGGACACGGTCGCACGGCATGTTGATGGCGTTAAGCGACAGTGGGCGCTCGATCTTGCCGATCTGACGCCCGCCGAGTGGCAACGCGGTATCGAGGCTTTGCGTGATCGGCCGTATGTGCCGACATGCCCCGAATTCCGTTTGCTGTGCAGGCCGCGCGAACACGTCAACGAGTTGCTCGACATCGCCATCGCGCAGTTGCATCGCAGGGATTCCGATAGCACCGACGTTTGGCCCGACCCCGTGCTGTTCTGGGCAGCACAACGTGTCGGTGGGTACGACATGCGCACGCTCGGTCGCACTGAACTGACGAAGCGATTCGCGGTGGCTCTGGAGGCCGTGAGACAAGAAGGTATCGTGCCGCCGGTCCCACCGAAGGCGCTGGCGCTGTCGGCCCCCGGCAAGGCGACGACGGACAAGGTTTCGGCCAGGGCGATGCTTGCTGCGTTGCTGGCCGGTCGCCCGGGCCGCATGCGAGCGGCGCTGGGCAGTGAAACGGGAATGGACAATTTTTACGGGGAAACCGACCAATGAACGAAGCATTTCAGGACACTCGACAGGCGCTGCATGTGGCGTACCTCATCCTCTCGTTGCCGCCGCGTCAGAAAGCGACATTCCGAAGCATGCTCATCCAGGTCATGGAAGCCGTGGACAAACCGACGAAGGGGCAGGAAATGTGGCTGAACCAGTTGCGCGGCCCCCAACGCGAATTCGATCCGGATCGGCTGACGATGGAAGAATTTCGCGCGCAGTGCGCCATGATCACTGCGGCGGCGCGCACGCGTTTGCCGTCGCCCGAATACGCGGCAGTACTCGCGCGCTTCGCCCACGGCGACGAGAAGATTCAGGGCATCAGCGCGCTTGCCGTCTGGTCGCGCAAATCCAGCGGCATTACGGCGGTTGCGCTGCTGCGGGATCTCGCCGCGTGGAACTATCTCCCTCGTACCAGAAAGGAGGGGACGTCGATCCGCGAACTGGCCGAACGCCACAAAGTATCGAAGGACAAGGCGTTTCGGGCGGCCAAGTGGATGGCGACACACTTCACGGAGCTGGAAAACATGGCCGTCGCACGACTCGAAGTCAGTTTTGTGCGGCACGGTGTCGTCCCGCCGGTATGTGACGCTTCTTACGAGTTCTCGTCATTCATTGCGTAATAAGGACTACTAAAAAAAGTGCTTGCACTCTTGCGACAAAGCATCTAATATTTGCCCATACTCACCGCAATTGCATCCAAGGCCCGCTCAACGCGGGCCTTTTTTATTGGTGAATCGAAACAGACCACTCTCCGGGATAGCCCATGAATAACAGTTCGACAGGTGGATATCTGGCCCCGGTGCAGTCGACGCCGCCGATCGAAGATTCAGTGCTGGAGGATTTTCTTCGGACGATGATCGCGGGCGTGACTGGGCTGGACACTAATCTTGTTCTTTCGCTTCCACAGCCGCCGACGTCGACGCCTCCGGAATCCGGCGTCAACTGGTGCGGCTTCACCGTGACCGGCTTCCAGTCGGACGCAAACGCTGGCCTGTTGCACGTGCCTGCCGACGACGGCAGCGACGCCTACGTTCGGCACGAAGACATCGAGGTCAAGTGCCAGTTCTACGGGCGCAACGCCAGTCAATACGCCCGGACGTTGCGCGACGGACTTTATGTGCCGCAAAACCGCGAGCAGCTTCAGCTCAACGATTTCGGCCTTGTCGACACTTCAAGCATCGTTTCCACACCCAGTGTGGTCGACCAGCAAGTGCAGCGACGCTGCGATATCAGTATGTTTCTGCGCCGTAAGGTGACGCGGACCTATCGGGTGTTGAACCTCGCGTCGGTGCAGACTTCGGTGGCGAGCGAGCGCTAGGCCTGACAACCGAAACCTCGCGCACTTCCTTTGGGGGAGGCTTCCCCCGTAATTTTCCACTTCACTGTGCTGGCGAAGCGCGTAACCCGATTCGCGCCAGCCCGCCATTTTCGTTTCAAGCCCGCTTAGGCGGGCTTTTTTTATGGGGATCACAATGTCCAACGGATTGCCGGTTTCACGGCTGATCAACGTTACGATCAACATGTCGCCACTGGCGGCACAGGGTGCGAACTTGAACACCGCACTCCTGCTGGGTGCGTCGACCGTCATCGACGCCGGCGAACGCATGCGTACCTACGGTGCGATTGCAGACGTCGCGGCCGACTTTGGCACGACAGCACCTGAATACCGCGCCGCCGCGCTGTATTTCCAGCAGACGCCGCAGCCGTCCACGCTTTGCATTGGTCGATGGGCGAAAACGGCGGCCTCCGGCGTGCTTCGTGGCGGTGCGCTCTCGAGCACCCAGCAGGCGATGACGAACTGGACGTCGGTCACGAGCGGCGCTTTCAAGGTGAATGTCGACGGAACGGCGAAGACGGTCTCCGGTCTCGATTTCTCGGCGCAGACGAACCTGAACGGCGTTGCGACCGTGATCAACGGCTCGCTGACCGGCGCGACGTGCGCCTGGAACGGTTCGAAGTTCGTCATCACGTCGAACAGCACGGGCGCAACGTCGGCCGTTGGCTATGCCGAGGCGCCGGCGAGCGGCGTGGATATTTCGGCCCAACTGGGGCTGACATCGACGCTGGCGGGTGTGCCGGTGCAGGGCATCGCGGCCGAGTCGCCGACCGATGCCGTTGCGATCTTCCTCGATCGTTTCGCGAACCAGTTCCTGGGCCTCGCGTTCGCCGACACCGGTGTGACCGACGACCAGCACGTTGCGGTGGCCGCCTTGATCGAGGCCGACCAGAAGCATCTCTATGCTGCGACGACGCAAAATCCGCAGACGCTGGACACGACGGTCTCGTCCGATCTGGCGAGCCGGTTCAAGGCGGCGAAGTTCAAGTACAGCTTCACGCAGTATTCGAGCGCGACGCCTTACGCCGGTGTGTCGCTGTTCGGCCGACTCCTGACGGTGGACTTCAACGCGAACAACACCACGATCACGCTCATGTGGAAGCAGGAGCCCGGGATCGTGGCAGAGACGCTGTCGACGACGCAGGCCAACGCCTTGCAGGCGAAGAACTGCAACGTGTTCGTGAATTACTCGAACGACACGGCAATCGTGCAGACCGGCGTCACGCCGAGCGGCATCTTCATCGACTCGATCTACAACTCGATCTGGTTCCAGAGCCGTATCCAGACCGATGTGTACAACCTGCTTTACCAGAGCCCGACGAAGATCCCGCAGACGGACGCGGGCAACGCGCTGATCGCGACGGTCATCGAATCGGCATGCGCAGCTGCGGTGAACAACGGCTACCTGGCGCCCGGCGTGTGGAATTCGGGTGGGTTTGGTGCCCTGAAGCAGGGCGGCGCGCTCTCCAAGGGCTACTACGTGTACACGCCCTCGATCGCAATGCAGGCGCAGTCGGATCGTGAGGCTCGCAAGTCCGTGCCGTTCCAGATCGCTGCCAAGGAAGCCGGTGCGATCCATTCCGTTGACATTCTCGTCAACGTCAACCGATAACAGGAGCCAAATATGGCCACTTACAGCTTTCAAGACGTTCAAGCCGCCATCGTGGGTCCGGGTGCAGCCTTCTCGATTGGCGCGGGCTCGGCCAGCTCAGAGGAGGGTATCTCCATCGAAGCCGGCGGCGGCAAGAACACCATGACGGTGGGCGCCGACGGCGAAGTGATGCACTCGCTGCACGCCGACAAGTCCGGCACGATCAAGGTGACGTTGCTGAAGACCAGTCCGCTCAACGCACTGTTGCAGGCCGCGTTCGACGTGCAGTCACTTAGCAGCGCCCTGCACGGCAAGAACATCATTACGGTGTCCAACGCCGCTTCGAGCGACCTTCATGTTTGCCGCGACTGCGCGTTTTCCAAGAAGCCCAACGTGGTCTACGACAAGGCCGGGGCCAAGATGGAGTGGACGTTCGACGCGGGCAAGATCGATTCGATTCTGGGGGCTTACTGATGCCCTCCGACATCGAGATTCGCCAAGTCAAGTACCGCATCGGCAAGCTCTCGGCGATGAAGCAACTGCACGTGTCGCGCAAGATCGCGCCGCTGGTGCCGGCGCTTCTGCCGATCATGCTGGAACTGGCGTCCCCGAAAGGGGATACGCCGGTTCAGGCTGGCGCAGGCAACGTGACGCAAGCGGCCGGGAGCGATGGCAGCGCGCTGCTGTCGCAGCCCCGATTGCTTCAACCGTTCGCGGACGGTCTGGCCAGTCTTCCGGACGATCAGGCGGAGTACGTGATCGGCGAGTGTCTCGCCGTTGTGCAGCGCTTCCAGGGGAATGCCTGGTTTTCGATCTGGTCGCCCGCGGCAAAGCTGCCGATCTACGACGACATCGATCTGTCGATCATGATCGAGCTGTCCGTGAAGGTCATTGCGGATAGTCTCGGCCCTTTTATTGCCGGGTGGCTTACCAGCCCCGCGAGTCACCCACCGGCGATGGCGTAGCGTGGGCGCACCTGCCGGGCAGTGAAGATTGGTTGCTCGCGCCGGTACTCGCCGGCATGTGCAAGTACGAATCTTTGCTCGACGGCACGCTAAGCCTGCACGACATGGCCCTGATGAATGATGCCTTGGCTGTGCGCAACGACAACCGCGCACAAGCCGAGCGCATGAGGGAGAACGACAATGGCTGATGAGCCGACAGTCATCCGGGATTTTCTCGTCACCCTGGGATACAAGGTCGACGAGAGAAGCCTGAAGACATTCAAAGACGGCGTCGAGAGTGCGACCAAAGGTGCTGTCCGGATGGTGGCTGCGATCGAGGGCGCGGCCGTTGCATTGGGCGAAAACCTCGCTGCCTTTGCGTCGAAGATGGAAGGATTGTATTTCGTCTCACAGCGCAGTGGCGCGACGGTCGCCAACCTGAAAGCTCTCGAATTCTCGGCCAAAAATCTGGGTGTTTCGTCCGAGACGGCGCGCAACAGCGTTGAGGCGCTTGCACGCTTCATGCGCAGCAATCCCGCCGGTGAGAGCTATATCAAGCGTTTGGGTGTGCAGACACGCGATGCCAACGGGCAGTTGCTCGACACCGTGGACATTATGGCCAGTCTTGGTAGCGAGCTTGCCAAGAAGCCAGCCAAGGTCGCCAGTGAGTACGGTAGTGCTCTCGGTATCGACGCAGGGCTGATGTCGGCGATGCGTGAGGACGAGTTTGCACAGTCCATGCAGCAATATCGCAATTTGAGCGCGCAGACGGACTTCGACGGGGCATCGCGAGACTCGCACCGCTTCATGCTTTCTCTGCGAGAGCTCGACGCAGTCTGGGAAGGTTTCGTCACGCGGCTTGAGGGCAGTTTGATTCAGCGCCTTGGGCCAAAGCTCGATGAGTTTCAAGACTGGTTCCAACGCAACGGGCCACTTATCGAGAAGCGTGTCGGCGATGTTGCGATGGCGGTCATTGGTGCAGGTGAGGCAATCGCGCCGATAGTGGGCGGGCTATTCGACCTGTTCGTCGATCTCGACAAGTCGACTGATGGCTGGTCGACGAAAATTCTCGGTGGTGTGTTTGTCCTTCGCGCACTCGGTGCCTTTCAGTTGGTCGGGGGTGTCTTCAAGATGGCCGAGGCGATTTTCGCCGTGGGTCGCGCCGCAGCGACAATAGGCGGCCTTGCGGGGGCCGGTGGTGTCGGTGGTGCTGCTGCCGGTGGTGCAGTCGCTGCCGTCGGCGGGCGGGCTGCCGGATTGCTGAGTCGATTCGCGCCGCTGGCGCGTATCGGAGGCGCGCTCGGCTTGCTGTTTCACAGTGAGGGGCTGAATCAAGGCGAGGCGGAAGATCTCGCACGCCGACGAAAACTCGGCATGACCGTCTCGAACCCTAACGGAACGACGTCGAATGTGTTGCCGCCCGGTGTTTCGCCGCGAGGCCCTCACAACATCACCTCGGGCAACGTCCGCTTCGGACAGGGGGAGGTGGGGAAGGTCGCAGACGATTTTGCCGACTTCGTGATGTCCGACGACAGCCTGCGTGCCAAAGGGGATTTGCTGCGCGGTCAAGCGCGTCGTGGCCTGAGCGCCGTACGTGGTGCCATCAGCCGGGCACCGCTGGCCGGGAACGAGGCCGGTGCGTATGTCGGCGCAATGGCGAAGCGTCTCGGCGTTGGCGACGACCCGGCGATTAATTTCGGCGATCCCAATGTCATTGCCGGTCTGACGAGGGAAATCAATGGCCCCGAAAACGGACGCAACCCGTTCGTGCCGGACACCATTCTCGGGACTGCCGGTGGTGGCTCGCGTCAAACGATCATCACGCAGAACAATCAGACCAGCATCAACGTATCCGGTGGCGATCCGCAGGCGACAGGGCGCGCGGTGCGCGACGAGCAAGCTGGCGTCAATCGAGAACTCACTCGCAATCTGCAAGGTGCACTGTTATGAACATCCTCGAATTCTTCGATGTCATGACGATCATTCCCAAGTCGCTTGACGAGATCCGGATCGGCGTCACCATCGAAGAGACGTACACCGACGACTTGATGTTCACTCAGTTCCCGGTGGAAAAGGGCGCGCCGATCACGGATCACGCGTACAAGAGTCCGCCGAAGGTGGTGATCAAATGCGGGTGGTCGAACGCCGATTATGCGGCGCTGAAGGCATCGGGCGCGGTCTCCCAATTCCCTCAGGGATCGACAACGCAGTCGGGTTACATCGATACCGTTTACTCGCAGCTTCTAGCGCTGCAAGCCAGCCGGAGGCCATTCCGTGCGGTGACGTCGCGCCGGAATTACGACGCGATGTTGCTGACCAGCCTGAGTGTGACTCACAACGACAAGACGAGCGAAGCACTGATGCTCACGGCAACGTTGCAGCAGCTCCGCATTGTGGAGACGCGGGCGACAACACTGCCGCCTCGCGACGATCAGGCCGACCCGTCTCGCACCGCCGAGACGCAGAACGTTGGGTCGAAGCAGGCAACTCCGGCAACGCCGGCACCGGGCGGTTCAGTCGCCCCGCAATGACATGGCCAATTTCTACGAAATCCCGTTCTCGCCAACCCCCCAGGCATTTCGCGTCACGTTGTCGGGCGTCGAGTACACGCTGACTGTGCAGTATCGAGCGGCGGATAACGCCGGATGGATGCTGGACATCGCGGACGCGAATGGTGCGCCGATCCTCGGTGGTCTGCCGCTCGTGACCGGAACGGATCTGCTGGCGCCTTATGCCTACCTCGGGCTAGGCGGACGTCTCTGGGTGCAGGGTGCGGGTCATCCGGACAACACACCAACGTTCGATGATCTGGGTGTTGGTTCGCATGTTTTCTGGGTGACGGACTGATGACCGACCAATATCTCCGAAAGGCGTCCCTCATCATCGGCGAGAAGGCCGGCGATGCCCTCGACCTGTCCGACCTGCGCTTCGCATTCGATGTGAAGCGCGGGGATAGTCAAACGCCGAACAGCGCGCACATTCGCGTCTTCAACATGAGCCCGGACACGATGACGCGCGTGCAGAAGGAGTTCAAGCGCGTCGTGATTCAGGCGGGCTATAAGGGCAATTACGGGCTGATCTTCGACGGGACCGTGGTGCAGACACGACGCGGCCGTGAGAGTGCGCTCGACACGAAGCTGGAAATCACCGCAGCCGATGGCGATGCCGCTTACAACTTTGCCGTCGTCAATACGACCCTGGCTGCGGGATCGACCGCACAGGATCATTTCGACGCGGTCGCGAAGTCGATGGTGCGGTATGGCGTGGGCGTGGGGTACACGGCCGGATTACAGTCGAACCCGTTGCCTCGTGGTAAGGCGATTTTCGGCATGGCCCGCAATTTCATGCGAGGGGTTGCGCGGGCCACGCAGACGACCTGGAGCATTCAGGACGGTCAGATCGTGGTCATCCCCGAAACCAGTTACATGCCTGGCACGATCCCGGTGATCAATGCGGATACCGGCATGCTCGGGATGCCGACGCAAACGCAGAATGGCATCTCCGTGAAGGTACTGCTCAACCCGAACATCAAGATCGGCACGCTCGTTCAGCTCGATAACGCAGCGATTCAGTTGAGCGAGCAGAGTCTTGCCCGTTCGGGTGCCAAGCCGGACGCCAAACCCTCCGGCGAGGGCGTTCAGAAAAGCCGTCTTGTTTCGAACGAGCTGTATTACGTCGCCGTTGCCGAACACCATGGTGATACGCAGGGCGACAACTGGTACACAGAACTGACGTGTCTCGCGGCCGATCCCACGGTCATCCGGTCATCGGCGTTGCTCAATCGCCCGATGTTCAGCGCTGTGGAACCCGCTCCGAACGCGGTCAAAAGTCACGGTTAGCAAACTCGCCGTACCGGATTTGCTCACCGAGTGTCCGGCACGTCGGGCCAACTAGTTTCTTTCCCCGAGTTTCCCCATGAATCGACAAGAGCGCGTTGGCGACCCCAACGAGATGCTGCTGCTCGCGATGCGCGGCGCGCTGTCCGAGGTATGGACTGCGCTTCCGGGCGTTATTCAGTCGTTCGACGCTGTCGCGATGACCTGCACCGTGCAGCCCGCGATCCAGGTGCGGGCGCGTGGCCCGGACGGCACTGAGAGTTCGCTCTCACTGCCCCTGCTGGTCGACTGTCCCGTCCAGTTCCCTGCGGGCGGCAATTGCACGCTGACATTTCCCGTCACCCCGGGCGACGAATGCCTGATTGTCTTTGGCTCACGCTGTATCGATGGCTGGTGGCAGTCGAGCGGCGTGCAAGCGCAGGCGGAGCCGCGTATGCATGACCTTTCCGACGGTTTTGTGCTGTTGGGCACGCGATCGCGTCCGCGAGCGCTCTCGGGCGTTAGCACTGCGTCGGCGCAACTGCGCAGCGACGATGGCGCAACCTTCATCGATCTGAATCCGGTAACGAAAAAAGTCAGCATCGTTGCCCCCGGCGGGCTCGATGTCGTTACGCCATTGGCCACGTTCTCGAAGGCCGTCACGATTGGCGGCCTGCTGACGTTCATCGGTGGCATGGTCGGAAGCGCCACGAGTGGTGCTGCGGCCGTGTTTAACGGCGTGCTGAATGTTATTGGCCAGATCACGGCTAACGGCAAGCGTGTCGACGACACACATACACACAACAACGTGCAACCCGGTTCGGGTAATTCCGGCACGGTGAACTGACCATGAGATATCGAAAACTCGACGCTGACGGCGATTACGTCCTCGGCGGGGCCGCCGCATTCCTGGCGAATTCGCCGGAAGCGGTGGCGCAAGCTGTCGCGACTCGCCTGCGACTGATCCGTGGCGAGTGGTTCCTCGACACCACGGTCGGCATGCCTTGGGACAAAGTGCTCGGCAAGCACACTCAGGGTGCGGCAGACAGCGCCATACGGACGTGCATTCTCGGCACGCAGGGCGTCGTCGAGATCACCGACTATGCCAGCCGCCTGGCGCCCGACACCCGGGCAATGACAGTGACCGCAACGATCACCACGATCTACGGCACAACGACGATACAGGAAACGCTGTGACCATCACGACAACCGCTCCCACCATCGATGCCACCGGCATTCACGCGCCGACCTACGCCGACGTGCTGGACTTCCTTCAGACCCAGTTTCGCGCGATTTATGGTCAGGATGCCTACCTTGAACCGGACAGTCAGGATGGCCAGTTCCTTGCTGTCATCGCTTCCGCGATCAACGACGGCAACAGTGTCAGCCTTGCCATTTACAACAGCTTCAGTCCGGCGACGGCGCAGGATGCTGCCTTGTCGAGCAATGTGAGAATCAACGGCATTGCCCGGCACGTGGCGTCGTACTCGACCAGTGACGTGTTGCTCGTCGGTCAGGCGGGCACGACGATCACCGACGGACTGGTGCAGGATGCCAACCAGATTAGCTGGGCCCTCCCGGCGACCGTGACCCTTCCGCCGTCGGGGCAGATGACGGTGACGGTGACGTGCACGAAGATTGGTGCAGTCGGCGCGCCCGCCGGTACCATCACCAGAATCGTGACGCCCACGCGCGGCTGGCAGACGGTGACGAACCTGACGTCCGCAACGACAGGGGCACCCGTCGAGTCGGACGCTGCGCTGCGTGCTCGTCAAAAGACGTCGACCGCGATTCCGTCGCTGACGGTGTTCGAGGGGACGATCGGTGCCGTGGCCAATGTGCAGGGTGTGACGCGATGCGCCGGTTATGAGAACGACACCAATGCCACTGACGCGAACACGTTGCCGCCGCACACCATCTCGTTGGTTGTAGAGGGGGGCGACGCGATGGCTATCGCGAATGCGATCGCTGCGAAGAAGGGGCCGGGCGGAGGCACATACGGGACGACAGCCGTCAGCGTCAACGACGTGTACGGGCGTCCAATCGTCATCCGGTTCTATCGGCCCGTGCCCCAGGCGATGACAGCGGTGGTGCAGTTCAACGCCCTTGCCGGGTTCACTACGGCCATCGGTCAGTCGGTTCAGCAGGCCATCTCGGACTACATCAACGCTGTGGCGATTGGCGGCGGCACGCCCGGCGTCGTCGAGTGGGACGCGTGCATTGCGGCCGCCAAGAGCGTGCCGGGGGCGACCACGTTCAAGATCAAATCCCTCACGTTGAGCGGCCCGACTGGGGCTGGCTCCCCGGACGTGCCACTTGCGTTCAATCAGGCCGCAACGTGCACGCCTGCCAGCATCACTTTGACACCGGTTTGATATGGCTGACATTACCGATTACACCGGAAAGATCACGTCTGAGCATGCGGACAAGCCGCGCTATGCGGCGATGGTTCGTGCAGTCACGCAGTGCTTTGTCGACGTGAAGAATGCGCTCTCAAGCCTGCCCGCACGTTTTGATCTGGACCGCGCTGTAGGGAAGCAGCTCGACGACGTGGGGCTGTGGGTGGGTGTGTCCCGCCACATCCGTGCACCGTTGTCCGGGGTGTACTTCTCGTTCGATATGGCGGGGCTAGGCTTCGATCAAGGGGTATGGAGAGGTCCGTTCGATCCGGACACAGGGTTGACGACGCTGGATGACGAGACCTGCCGGCTTCTCATCCGAGCGCGTATCGGCGCGAACCATTGGGATGGAACGCTGGCGGGATCGAAGGCGATTCTCGGCCAGATTTTCAACACCGGCACCCACGTGTTTATTCAGGACAATCAGGACATGTCGATCACGGTCGGCATTTCCGGCAAGATTCCTTCGGCCCTTTTTCTCGCGCTGCTGTCAGGCGGGTATATCCCGATCAAGCCGCAGTCCGTTCGGATTAACTTCTACATCGTCACGTCAGTCAACGACTCGCCGATTTTCGGGTTCGACGTGTCGAACGAGTATGTCGCCGGTTTTGACGTCGGCGCGTGGGCAACACCGCTCTGATTCACTTCTCAGTTCCATCAGCCGCCTTCGGGCGGCTTTTTTTATGGGTAAGACATGACCACAAACGATTTCCTGGCTTTCGCTAGCGGTGCCTCGGCGAATGTACTTTCACAAGCGGACTACGCAGCGCTGAGCGCGCTTCTGGCGTCAGGCTTTCAGGCGGGAACGGCCCAGTCCGCGCAGGTGAACAAGGTCTGGCGGCAGTCCAGCATCATGGCGGCCGTTCTGGCGCAACTGATCGTCGACACGACAGGGCAGAACGCAGTCGACGACGGCACGACGGCCACGCTTCTTGCGAATCTGAAAGCGGCCGTTAGCGCTCGATCCGTCGGCGTCGCAGGGGCCAGTCGTAACGCGGCAATGACGATCACGACTGTTGCTTCGAGCGCGACATTCACAGCCGACGAGGTTGTTGTCTCGTCCGCGCTTGGTGGTCTCAAATACTGCCTGTCTGGTGTCAGTGCGTCGATCAATCTCGCCACTACTGGCGCGGGGGGCATGGACACGGGCACTGCGCCGGCAACCGGCTTCGTGGCGTTGTATCTCATTTACAACCCTGCTACCGGTGCGAAAGCGATGCTCGGTTGGAATGTGACGGGCACCCCTACTGAAATCTATCCCGGGGCAAACATGCCGACGGGATACACGGCTTCGTCGCTGCGCGGGATTTTCCTGACCAACGCCTCCAGGCAGTTCACCCCTTGCATTTTGCGCGACCGAGACATTTCGTTTGCCGCGGTCAATGTGCTTTCGACCACGACAAATCAGTCCACCTTTACGAGTTTTCCTGTTGGGGCTGTTGTCGCACCGGGGGCGGTCGCCGTGAACGTCGTTTCGTCGATTTCAAATGGAACGGCAAACATCACGATGGAACTCGATGTTGCGTCAGATGCGTTGGGAAGCGCGTTGCTTGTCTGCGACGGCCTTCTCCCGGTTGTCGGCACGGGGCGCACAGCAAACGGCTGGGTGCCGATTGTCGCTACCCAGACACTTTATAGCCGCCGGGTGTCTGGCGGAGGATCGCCGACGTACTCAGTCGGGGTAATTGGCTATCGATTCTGAGGTGACTATGGAACGGATTTACGTGCAATTTTTTGACCAAACCGAAGAGGAGGTCGTTGCGCTTCTTGGGGGTGTCGGTGATCCAGAGGTGTACCGGCACCAGGGCGTTGTTCAAAGCAATGATCCGCGGTACGACGCGTTTCTCGACAAAATCGATGCTTACGCCCGCTCGCGGCTGTGGATGATCCAACCAGCCGGGCCAGACGCAGCGCCCTGATGCGCCATGCTGGCTACGGTCAACGAGAAAACACACTCGTCTCGCCGCCTGCCGCATCTACGCGCGCGGGCGGCGTCATTCTTTCGTAAGCGGGGAATTATCGATGGACGACCACAAGACTACCTGGACGATTCTGGGTCTTTTGGTATTGGGCGCTGTGATGGGCGTAGGGAAGCTGCTCGTCAGCGATGAGATTTTGACGTGGCGGCTGATTGTCGGCCGCGCGATTTTGGGCGCAGGTGCTTCGATGATCGCGGGCGTCGCACTCATCCAGATACCGGACATTCCGCCGCTGGCGCTGCTTGGCATTGGCAGTGTGCTTGGTACGGTCGGCGCGCAGTTCATCGAATTGCAGCTGAAGCGTCGCGCAGGATCGTTTCGAAGCGGGAAGGGATGAGCGATGGTCATGAAGTTCTCATACTCGTTGGGCAGACCGGCGTCGCGCTTGAACAAGGGGAGGGGACATGGCTCGGATTGACTTGGTCATGGCAAGTGATCAGAACGTGTGCGCGTTCCTCGACATGCTGGCGTGGTCCGAATTCACATCACGCATCGCAGGTTCGGACGACGGCTACAACGTGATCGTCGGCGGTGGGACGTTCACCAGCTACGCGGACCATCCGAGGAAATCGGTGTGGATCTCGCGCTTCAATGTGTGGTCGACGGCGGCTGGGCGGTATCAGTTGCTCTCGCGCTATTACGACGTGTACAAGCGGCAATTGGGCCTGCCGGATTTCTCGCCCGTGAGTCAGGACAAGATCGCGATACAGCAGATTTGCGAGCGCGGTGCGCTGCCCGACATCATGGCGGGAAGGATCGAGTCGGCGATTTCGAAGTGCAGAAACATCTGGGCCAGTTTGCCCGGCGCGGGTTACGGTCAGATGGAGCACGCGCTCGCGCCGTTGCTTCAACAGTATGTGAAGGCCGGAGGTTCAATGTGATGTGGTTCGATCCTCGCCTGTGGGGCGGGCTATTGCTCGCCATCGTGCTGGCTGCTGGCGGTGGCTATTGGAAGGGGCGCCATGACGCCGGTCAGTCGGCAACGGTTGCTTTGCAAGCCAAGCGGATCGGCGACCTCACCGCTGCCAACAACCTCTATCGCCAGACGACGCAAACGCTGGCTGGGATATCGATCGATGCAAAAAGATCTGCCGATGCCGCGAATGCTGCCGCTCGTACTTCTGATCTCGTCGCTGACGGGCTGCGCAAGCAACTCGGCCAGTACGTCGTTGCCGCACGACGTTCCTCCGCTGCCAGCGGAAGCGCGCCAACCGATGGAGGAGAAGATCCCCTCGATATGCTCTCAGGGCTGCTCAATCGGACTGACGAAGCTGCGGGAGCGCTCGCTAAATTCGCTGACGATGCCCACATCGCAGGACTTGCCTGTGAGCGGAGCTACGATGCGTTGACGAAAAAAGATAATTAAAGTGATCAAAACAACTAAAAAGATAGTTGTTGTTATCTTTTTAGTGCGTGGTTTTGAGTACTCAACTGGACACTCAGCCGCCGATCAATGAAAGCGCGTAGTCAAAAACCATCGAGTTCACTTTGAGTACGCCGACGAGGGCACCGGCACCGACGGCGCACTTTGCACCAAGATAAGTGAGGGCTGCGAGGGGCATGATCAATCTCCGGATTTCAGTGAGTGCTTGAGGAAAGATGCTTTCGACGTGTTGCCAGAATAGCGAGCCTCGAACTCACGGTCATCTGAGATAAATCGCAGTTCACCGGTGCAGATTTCCGTGTCTGCTAAGCCGTCGCATGCTCGTCGAGCGCTGGTACGCGGCCGTGCTGAAAGAGGACCTTGGGCGCGTACATCGCGCCCGTTTCGGGATCGAATAGAACTTCGTAGGCGGCAACTCCAGCGTGCCTCTCGCGCATCGAGTGCGCTACACGAACCGCCCCGACGTCGGTACCGGCTGATCGGACTTCGGCGGGCAGCAAATTACCGTCCGGCCCTTTACGGAAAGGGACGACGATGAATTTCATGTCAGATCGATTTCGCATGGCTTGATTGATTCCGAGATGTGTTTGATAAATGCTGTATAAAAAAACAGTATACCGGCGCGACGTAAGTTGTCAGTCCAAAAGTGCTAGCGCGGCACTGGCGAAATCTTCGTCGTGGTCCCGGAACTTAAGGTAACCGACACCCTGGTCGGTTTTATTTTGTAAGTACTACTAAATTAGGAAAGAATATGACGACGGCTTATGTAGCTTCCAATCAACTGCCGATGGCAGCGCTCCCGACGCTCAGCGGCATCTTCCAGCGTTTCCCGGCAACTGCCACCAATACTGGCGACGCCACTTATTCGCCGGATGGCCTCGAGGTATCGCCAATTTATGGCCTGGGCGGTCAGCCGCTTCAGGGCAACGAAATCATCGCTGGCGGCAACGTGACGCTCGTGTCCTATATTGGAGCGCTGCTGAACTCGGGGAACCTGTGTTGGGTTCTGCTCGATTGCACGGGGGGCGCGCAGCAGGTCGCGCAGGCCACGCAGAGCCAGCACGCGATCCAACTCGGCCAGGCAAACGCAATGTTCGCGCCGCTGAGCAATTCGGTGGGCGTTGTCGGCCAGTCTCGCAATGCGAGCTTGTCGGTTACCACCGCTTCGGCAACGGCGACTTTCACTGCGACGGAACTGATCGTGGAAGCCGCGCTCGGTAGCTCGGCACGATATGCCTTGGCGAACGTCAGTGCAGCTATCAATCTGACGTCGACTGGCGCCGGTGGCATGGATGCGGGCAGCCCGCCGGTGACGGGCTTCGTTGGCGTATATGCCATCTTCAACCCGACCACGAAGAACGTGGCGCTGCTCGGCGTTGATGCGACGTCGGCGACTGTGCCTGAGGTGTACGGTGGCTCGAACATGCCACAGGGCTACACCGCATCGGCGCTCGTTGGCGTGTTGCCGGTCGCCTCGTCAAAGTTCGCGGTTTGCCAATTGGTCGACCGGCGCGTGACGGTGGTCCCGGGGGCTATCTTCAACACGTCCACCGTCAGCGAGACCTTCGCCGCGTTCAGCGTGGCGTCGGCCGTGCCTCGCAATGCGAAGAAGTCGACGCTGGGTCTCGGTATCGTCAATACGGTGGCTAACGCGAACATGTCTTTGTTCGTGGCGTCGGCGGCGTCGCAGCTCGGCGTGGCACAGAGTTCGAACACCTGTGTGACGCCGGGATTCGGACATGTGGTGTATGACGAACTGCCCTTCGTGACGCCGCAGACGCTCTACTTTGCCAGCCGTAGCTTCGTCGGTACGCCGACGTTCACAGTCTACGTGCAGGACTACACGGTCTAAAGCGTTGTGCTTGCCCCCTCGCTTTCGTACGGCGAAGGGGGCAGGGGGCGGTCTGACGCGGTTCGAGCGAATAGCCCTGACGCTGCAACACGCGCGCAAGCGCCTCTTCTCGCAGCAGCGACGGACTTTGCCACGGATGTGCCCCGGAAACGACCTCGCGGAACGTGTCGGGGTACAGGCCGTACCACGCCTTGGCGACTGACGCCCAGTCGACATCCACACCGTTCACGCGATTGAATGTCTTGCCGTTGTCCAGAATCGTCGACCAATAGTCGGTGCATGTGCCATAAACGTCGAAGACCAGTGCTTTGACGCCAAGGCGATTCGGCGGCGGCCCATCTTTCAGACACGGCGATAGTCGCGCTTGTTTGGCAATCGTCTAGTATTGAGCTGTACGAATCAACGAGCTAACCCAAACGAAAAAACCCGCACAGCCAAAGACTGTGCGGGTTTTTCAATTCTGGTCGGGGCGAGAGGATTTGAACCTCCGACCACCTGCACCCCATGCGGGGCCGCACTCGCCGGAAAACCCCATGTCCCTTGGGTTTGCGTGAGAACCGCCTAAAACTTGCTCAGTTTTTGCGCGCCGAAAAGGCCCGTGTCGTATAGCCTTCCAGACATGTATTAGGCGGATTCCCAGGGCAATTTGACGTCCATTCGGGATGTCTCCGGTATCGCCTCTTTGATGTAAATTTCACTTGTCTTCCCGCTGGTGTGGGCGAGACGGCGTTGAATCTCTGTCCGCTGGCTCCCGGCCTTCGCCGCGTCGGTCGCCCCCAAGGCTCGAAGGTCCCGGAATAGGATGTCATCAACGATCTTCGCGCGTGTGCGAGCGCGAACCCATGCCGAGTTCAGGCCCGATTTCGTGTAAGGCGTCTTGTCGCGCGTTGGAAAAAGGTATGGGCTGATCATCTTCCTTGTCCGCTTGATGGCCCTCGCACGGTCAATGACGCGCTGAATCGCGGGAGTCATCGCGATGTCAAGCACCTTGCCACTCGTTTTCGCCGTTTTTGACGGCTTGAAGCGAATCACCCCAGCGGTGTCGTCGATCTGGCTTTCCTTGAGCGTTCTAATGTCGACGCCGCGCTGCCAGCACAGGTAGGCCATGTCCATGATGCATTGAAACGTCGGGCCTGACTCAGTTGGTAGTCCGTCGTCACCCATGAGGGCAGCAGTACGGATGGCGCCAAACTGCTCGTGCGTTGGCAGCTTCTCGCGCCGTTTGGTCTCGTAGTCGGATAGGTCCAACTGATCGCACGGATTGTCATCTCGAAGCCCCATCTCGCTGATCGCATAGCGGAACATCTTGCGAAGTACGTTGGCGTACTTCTGGGCGGTGTTGGGTTTGTCGGCGAAGTTCGCCCGAAGAAAGTCAGCGCAGGTCTTGGTCTTCACCTGCGCGACGGTGAACGCGGAGAAGGCGGCACTGACTGTGTCGGCCATGCGACCATAGTCCTTCTGCACCTCGGCAGAGTATCTACCCAGCTTGTTCGCCTTCCACTCGGCACACAGGTAAGGCATCGTGCCCGTGATCAACTTCTGCTCGCCCAGCAGCTCGCCTAGCTTCGTGAGCATTACCGACTCGCCGTCGGACTCTGCGCAAAGCCTTATCCATCGCTGCACCTTGCCGGTCCACGGGTTGCGCGTCGGTTGAGGCGCGAAAAAATAGTAAGCACCGTGATTAAGCAGCACGCGGCGGGGCAGTCCGCGCGAAGTCTTCCTACGACGGTTCATTTTGCGCGCCTTATCGGTTGCAGTTGAGGCTCGTTTGCCGGGGGGGTAGGCGTCAGGGGAGCGCCCATCGGGTAGAGGCAGTGCATGCGAAGCACCAGCACTGAATTATCGGGGCGGCGGCGTGCCGGGATGCCGAGTGACGCCAGAACGTCGATCTGCTTTGCCGCGCGGCGGTAGCCGGTGATTCGCGCGATTTCTTCGCCAGTCAGTTCCAATGGCTGTTCCAGTACGGCTGCCATGTCTTAACTCCATCATCGATCGCGGTCACCCGCGCTTCAAAATGCAAACGGGGACGCGCGAACAAGGGCGTCCCCGCTATCCAGTCTTCGCTAGGTCGTGCGTCGTCGGCGGCGCTATTCCTAGATTCCCCAATCTCTCGCGGTGACCCGCAGAATTTCGTTCGTACTATCATGGTTGCTCGGCCACTCTTGGAAGCCGCCCACACCATGCCCTCCCTCAACTTCGTGTATCGCGGATGCACCGTCGACATTCAGATCGGCGAGCGCGCAACCCTGTGGGACGTCACCATCGAGGTGACACCCTTTGACGGCGTCGAGCTTATCGAGCCTTTTGGCGCCAGAAAGCTCAAGCTGGCGAAGGTCGAGGAACTGGATGTCATCCAGGCGGCGCTGATCGAGGAGGTTCAGTTGGCGATCGATCATCGGCTGGTCGGTTGCTGATATATTCGAAGCGAATTCGGGTAATACCTAGAAAGCAATATTTCCCTCTGAGGGCGCATACTGATGATTCCATCGACATACGTTCTTACGATCTCCGCGAACATTGCTGCGGGATACTTCATCTGGTCAGTGCGTGCTTTGGACGGCATGCTTCGTGGGTTCGGCCCGGAGGTTGAGGGGCGCGCGTTCTTCACAAAGGAAGAAGCGACGGCAGATGGCCGTCGTTTCATCGAGAACGAGCTTTGCCCGCCCGCGCAGGCCTTTCGACCAGAAATCCAGACCGTCTTTCGCGAAATCCGATGAGCGGACAGTTCGGCCGTGGCCGGGTGGGTGGTCATGCGGCAATCCCGGCACGTCGCTCTTTCGTCGTCCAGACGGCCAGCTCCGGGACGTTCGCGCGCACCAGCGTTGCCGCCATCGGCGGGCTGACGCTGTTTCCGCACATCCGCACCTGTGCATGCTTCGCCAGTCGCTTACCGTTGAACACCGGCGCAATGACGTAGGTGGCCGGGAAACCCTGCGCCGCGTACAACTCGTGCGGTTCGAGCATGCGCATGCCGATGTCGGCGATTTGATACCGCTCGCCGGCCACCGTCACAAGGCCCAGACGGTCCTTGGTCGGGATGGTGTGCATCGGATCGCGACAGCTTTGATCTTGGCCGCCTTTGCTGTAGTACTTCACGAGGAACGCGCGCACCGCGCCCACATGGCCGCCACCGGCTGTGAGTGTCGGCATTGGATCGCGCGCGTCCTGGCCGAACTGGTTGTTGCGCAACTTGACCAGGTGCGATGACACGAGCGCGTGATGATCGGTGGTTGTGATCGTGCTGGCAGGATCGGCCAGGGCCACGCCGGGGCCGTCGTAGTTACCGCCGTAATGCTTGGCGAGGAACGCCGATACGAGCGCGTGCTTCGCGCCGCCGGCGACTACGGTACCGAGCGGCTTATCTAGGCCCGGTGCGCGCGGCGCTTGGCCGGGGCGTTCGCCGTAGCCCGTCTGCACGAGCGTGGCCGACGCAAGGGCGAAGTGTCCTCCCTTCACCTCGGCGCACTGGGTACGCAGCGGCTCATTTGCCGGCCACGAGCGTTGCGTCGACGCGTTGGCGCACTCGGTGAGCACCGGCGCGACGATTCCATACCCATGCTTTGCCGTGATGGTCTGAAGTGGCTCGCCTAGCGGCTGCCCACGGAAGTAGTCGTCTCCGTGATTCACCTTCACGATGAACGGATCGGCTGCGTCGATGACATAGCGGCGGATGCCGCGCGCAATGCGTCGCTGCGTGGCGTCCGCGAGCGGCTTGGTGCGCTCAAAGATGGACGGGCAGGGGATTGACCAGTCGATGCACTCGGCCGCCGTGCGCCACGGTTTGCGCAGACTGTTGAGCACCGCCGCGCTATCCGGAGCGCCATGGGTAGGCTCGGGCCACACGACAGGCTTGCCGTCGCAGCGGGCGATTAGGAACAGGCGTTTGCGGATCGTGGGCGCGCCATAGTCGCACGCGCGCAGCTCGCGATGTTCGACGCGGTAGCCCATGGCTTCGAGCTGGCGCACGAATGAGCGGAAGGTGTCGCCCTTGCGGCGCGGGCACGGTGATCCATCGGCAAGCACCGGTCCCCACGTGCGGAATTCTTCGACGTTCTCCAGCATGATGACGCGCGGGCGCACGAGAGCCGCCCAGCGCATCGCAACCCATGCCAAGCCTCGGATCTTCTTGTCGCGGGGCTTGCCACCTTTGGCCTTACTGAAATGCTTGCAGTCGGGCGAGAACCACGCGAGGCCCACCGGTCGACCCTGGGTCAGCGCGAGCGGGTCGACGTCCCACACCGATTCGCAGTGATGCTCAGTCTGCGGGTGGTTCATCGCGTGCATCGCGACGGCCTCGGGATCATGGTTGATTGCGTGGTCGACGTGGCGCCCGAGTGCAAGCTCGATGCCGCAGCTTGCACCGCCGCCGCCCGCGAAGTTGTCGATGATCAACTCGTCGGAAATGTCGAGAAGGAACTGATCGCGAATCATGTTAGAGTCCGAGCAAATAATGAGGTTGAAAAGATGAGAACTCGGGGATATGCCGTGAGCTTTGCGGCAAGTGTGGCGTTGGGAGTTTTTGCTGCGGCCATCTGGAAGTTCCCGCCGACCAACAGTGGTGAGTGGGCCAGTTGGATGCAAGCAGTGGGAGCAATCGCTGGTATTGCGTTGGCGTTGTATTTGCCTTGGTCTCAGAGAGAGCATGCTGCACGTGAACAGCGAGCCAAAGAGCAGAGAAACCGGATTGGGCTTTTGAACCGTTCGCTTCGAACAATCGATGGGTTTGTGCGATTCTGTGAAAATCTAATGGAGAAATCAGGTTTCACGCCTGAACTCTACAATGTGCCGCAGTCGTTTGACTTCGAGAGCAATCAGATCCGCGAATTCGTCGAAATTGCGAACGGCATTGAAGGTGATGACGATAGCGATGAAACAGTAGGCGTTCCCGGCGGAATTCGAGACGTTGCAACACGGCTGTTGTCTGCTATCGAGGCGTACAAGAAAATGCGAATCCACTCGGGCAACAAGTCAATGATTCGATATGCCATCAACGATTGTATGCAAGAGCTCATCGCACTTAGAGCTGATGTCTTGCGAAGCTTGGAGCAGATTGAACTCCTTAGTTCTCAGCAACGCTGATTCGCTCGCCCGCTGCCATGCTCCGCATCCTTGCGATCCCCGCCATCCGCCGACAGCGTGGCGCGGCGGCCAACGTCAAACGCGTCTTGCACTTGTTGTGCCGTGTACACCGGAACCGTGAAGGTGCCTTTCTTTCTGATGGTGCATCGATCCCACTTGTTCGGTTCGGTCGATAGGTAGGCGGCGGGCATTGCATCAGGTAGTCTCAGTTCATCCCCGCCCACCTTCGCGGGAGACGTGAGGGCGCGAACCGCTTCGAGCGTGCGTGTATGGACGTCGCTTGCTGGCGTATCGAGAGGAACGCGGAGAGCTTCGCGCACTTCGGTCAGGATTGCCCAGACGAGGTCGCTGCCGACGTGAGCATGTGAAGCAAGGGCGGCGCGACCTGAACCGCCGCATGCGACACATGCGAATTTGTCCGCCTGGCACTTCCCGCCCTTGCTCCAGCCGATTCCGTCGCACTTGGCGCAGAGTGCGCCGGCCACCTGCGGCGCATCTGCGGCGCGTTCGGCCGTCGTGATGAAATCAAGCGCGCATTGCCATGGGCTGTTGATGCTGCTGTGCTCACCGATTTCAATGCCAAAGTATTCGCCGATGGCGATGGCCAGCTTGTCGGCCATGGCTTCTGTACGGTCGCGCTCGTCGATCACTTGCGCTAGATCGCGCTCGCCGCCATTCACGCTTTCGGCAAACAGGCGACGAAACTCGTAATCCGTCAACTCGACGGTCGTTATGACGGCTTCGTCATCCAACGATTCAGGAATCATGAGGGCGGCGCACACCCGCTTACGGAACTCGCCGCCATTCACGGGCGCGGCTGCTTCTGCCTTGGCTTCGCTGCCATTCTGAGATGTGATCTTTTTCATTGCCTAAGCCCTCGAAACGCTGAAGTCATCACCTGGGCTGATGCCACACGGGAATTCCTCGCCATGATTGAGCGCATCAAAATATTCGTCTTCGCTCATCCCGAATTTGTGCAGCGCCGCGCACCGCGCAAGTTCTTCGGTGTCTTCATTCACCTGTCCGAGATAAATCGATGTCGGGTGTCGGTCTACAAGTACGTTCCACGTTGCCATTTCGATCTCCTTTTATCGTGTATGGATGTCAGGCGCCATTCACGGGCGCGGCGATATTTCGGATGTTCTCGGCGCACTCGATCCATTCATAATGCGTTTCGTGCTTAATGTCTGCGTGCGGGCCGCTGCCGAATTCCAATGTGCCGGTGTCGGGATCGACGCCGCCAAACTCGTCGGCATAGTCTGCGGCGCGCTTCTCCAGCCACTTTGCGGCGGCTTCAAGCCCTTGCATGAACGCTACCGCCTCTTGCCCTGCACTCTGTGCGGCTGGCGTGGGGGCGGCGGCGAGCGTCACATCCCACAAATCTTGATTTTCGGTGCATTCGTATCGCGCATTTTCCAGTGCCTCAGCAATCGCACCATTCAGCTCCTTCGGCACCAGTTGCCACTGGCTCGCATCAAACGTCACGGTCTTGAGGTCATGCATTCTGGTTCTCCTGTTTAGCGTCGCCCCGCAGGTTGTCGGCCACCCACTTGCGCATGTGCTGCCAGCGCGCTCGCGCCATCAGTTCGTAGTCGATATCCACGCGCACGGTGATCGTTCGGCGGTCATAGCGGCGCAGCGGGCCGCATACCTCAACCTCGACCCAATTCCACGGGTAGAGCGCCTCGTCGTTCTCGTAGACGATCTCGCGGGCCAGTGCCGGCGCGATGTTGAATGCCGCCGCTACGGCGTCCGGATCTTCCGGATCCAGCGGGGCCATGTTCAAGCCGCGAGCCTGACCCAGCACTCCGAGCGTGCAGAACTCGCCATCTGCATTTACGAGTGAGTCAGCGGCCAGAACCTTCTCGGGCATGGCATCCATGGCGTCGGCCAGCTCGCGAAGGGCTTGCTGACCACGCTTGCCCCGAATTGCGCGCTCGACGCAGCCGCGCCAAAGGCCAGGGTTCTCGCAGTCGTCGATGTATCCGCTTCTGCTCATGCTTCCACCTCATTCGGATTGACGCGCGGCACGCGTGCGTTCTCAGGCCAGTCATCGGCAATTTCGTGGTCCATGCACTGAAGGCAGCAACGATAGCTGCCCCAGTAGTCGCCATCCACGAGCGCTTTTTCATACCGGTGCAGTTCGCCTACAGCGATCTCGTGCGGTTTCGCGCCGTGTGCCAGACCGAGCCAGCACGGATGAGTTTTGCGAGCCGTGACCAGCTTCACGGTCCGGCACTTGATATCGGCGTCCTCGCCCATGAAGAGGTCATGCGTGAGGTATTCAGCCTCGCTGTGCCGTGCCAGCGTCGCCACCACAGACGGCGGCGCTGGCTGGGTATTCAGCCCTTCGGGGCGGGGTTCGTAGGGGCTCATGCTAGGATTCCTGAAAATTCGGGGAGGCGAGATGAGGTGGCGGGACGAATATTCTGAATGCGTCGGTTGGGTGCTGATCTTCGCTGCGGGGGTGCTGACTGCCGGATCCTTCATGAGCTGGGGATCCAAATCGTTCTGGGATGTTGCTACGGCAATCGGAACCGTCGGCGCAGTGCTTGTGGCCGTAGGTCTGTACTTTGTGCAAAAGAGAGATAAGGCGGCGGCGGACAGGTTAGGGGCGGCCGTGGTTGGGATGCGCGTCGTTCCGCAAATGAAGCAGGCCTTCGAAGCAATTTCGAAAGCCGTGGGGCTGGTCGAAGTTGGTACAGGAACACAAATGCCGAGTGCCGACAATTTGTGGAACGTCGTACATTTCTATCGGCATCTTGAGAGTGTCACGACTTCCGTAGATCGCTCTGATCTGGAGCGGATGGCTGTGTTGGAACCAGTCGCCGCATATAAGTACGCTCAAGCCCTTTCCATCATCGACATGATTCAAGGGGACTTTCTCGCGACGACGGGGGGCGACGCCTGGATTGACGTCAAAAATCAGAACCAGGTGGATCTTTTGAGTCGGACGGAAGCGAGAATCAATCACGCCGGAATATTCATTCGAGAGGCGTTGGTTGCGTTCGAGCATGCAATTGCGCCAATGACCAGCCAACTTCCAACGGACCGCCTTTTTGATGGGGCACGTTGACTGGTCGTAACTCAACTCACCTGACCGTGATGTCGGGAACTATCACCGACGGCTTGAAGGTGACTGCGTAGTGGTAGACGTTCGCCTTCGCCGGTTCGAGCTGCTCGATGAAATAGGTGACGTTATCGGACAAACCGAGGAAGTGCTTTTTGTACTCGTTCGGGCCGACCTTGCAGACGATAGCCAGCTTCGTCGACGTGCTGCCGTTGTCGCGCGAGCAAAGCCCTTCGATGGTCAGCATGTATTCGCCGGTGATGCCGTTGTAGAAGACGATGCGGCGGTTGATTTCGAAGTTGTCTGCGGCCTTTGAAAGGTTTTGGGAAGCAACGCGTGCGTCGTCGGAGCACGCGGAAAGGACGAGCGCGATCACAACTGCGCCGAGAGCGGCGAGAAGTTTGGTCATGCTAGGATCCGGAAAAATATGGAGACGAGTGATGAAGGAAGCGGCACAGAAGTACCAAGCACCTGATGTCCGGCAAATTCATGACAGCATTCGAGAATGCGCAGAGCTGATATCTAGTAAGGCGTTGAATCCGGAGAACGTCGGCACTCCGCTATTCCGCCCAGCAGTCACGTATGTGCTGATTCTTCTAAACGACATACTTCAGGCTGCTGACGATGCTGGGATGCGTGTGTCGTTCACGGATGACATCAAGCCGACGGACGCGGCAGATGACGTTACGACGCTTATCAACAAATGCCGCAACGCTGCGTGCCACATTCGCAGTAAGGAGAAATCCTTCGGGCCGGTGACCTTCAGTTTTTGCGTAGTCGTCGGCCGCTACCCTCAGGCAATGGAGGTGGACGGGGTCTCTGTAGGCTGTGACTATGACGACGATATCGGTGTGCACTTCGGCAGTCGCCGCGTTTATATCCGCCGTCATATGATTCGAGCTATCAAAGAGGCGGCAGAGAAGTTCGACTATCAGGCTTAACCGCTGGCGCTTGGTAAATCGGAATACTCGCGCCAATTCACCCATCCTCGCGGCGTGTGAAACCCCCAGTTGCGCTGCCACGGCCCCATGATGAACAGGGACCATGAGTCTTTGCCTTCGGGGATTTCGAGCCGGTGTCGGTCCGTTGCCTTACGGAACACGATAGAGCCGGGACCGCGCCACACACGTCGATAACCGCGCAGCAGTGACGTTTCCGGCTGGCTATCCAGCCGCGCGGGCTGCTCCTGCTCGGTTGGCATGATTTCCCAGTAACCGCCCAGCAGCACGATAGAGATGCTCCACCACGGGTGGTCGTGCAGATCGCGACCTTCGTCGCTGCGGAGCGTGTTGTGCACGCGCGCACCCCACGAGGTATCGCGACGGCCGTCGGCGGCGGCGCTCTCGTCGTGTCCCTTCGGCTTGCGGAACCACCAGCGGCGCATATAGCCGTGAAGGTCGAAATAGGGCTTGAGCTGGGCGTACCCGATGATTGTGTAGGCCACCAGCCTAGGCATCCAGATTCGCATGGTCATGCCTCCCTAGGCTTCGTGCCCGTGGTGCTGATGTCGATGTGTGCGGCGAGCAACTCGCGCAGCGCCATTGCGCTGACCGTCACCTGAAAGTCAGTTTCGGTCTTAGCGATTGCGGTGAGCTGGGCTTCGGGGAAGGCCGAAACGAATGCGCCGACTCGCTCGACGTACGCGCTGACCGCCTTGCGAGGGTAGGACTTCCCTCTGATCGACCCGGCTGTGACTTTCTTCTTGCCTCCAGCCGACGCCTTTTCCAATTCACCGGAGAGAAACGCGCCAGCCTGCTCGCCGTGCTGCCTGACGGCGTCTGCCGCGACCGATACGGAAGCCTTCCCGCCGAACACCAGGCGATGAACGTCGGTGTTGCCGCCCGCGAGGATCAGCATCTTTCCGACCCACTGGGGCGACACGCCGTCGTTCGCCGCGATTCGGCCGTTATCCCACCCGAATTTGTGCAGACGCAGGTATCCAAACGCCTTTTCAAGCGGATGCAACTGCCTGCGTTTGTTGCTCGACATGACGCGCGCCGTCTGCTCGGCGTCATTGCCGATGAACGGCACGATAGAGATCCACAGGTCGCCCTTAGCGTCTCGAAGAGGTACGCCATTTTTGTCGGCTCGACCGAGCTGCTCATGGCGTCGATGACCTTCGACGATCCAGACGCCACCGTCCCCGCGCGGGACGACTTCGAGAGCGGGAATCTGGCCGCCAGATGAGATGTGCTGATAGAGCCCCTCGTCGTCTTCCTCAGCTTCTTTACGGGCCTCTTCGCCGAGAAGGTCCAGCGAAACGCGGAGGTTAAACCCGGGGCGGATGTGGAGATCCTCGTACTTGATCTTCATTGCGTCGGCACGCTTGATCTCGCCAGCAAGGATCTTCTGTTTGAAGGACGGCGCAGCGGTCATTTCTTTCCTCGTTCGCGGTCGACGGCGGTGCGTATGTGTTCTCGGAATCCCTTAGAAGGGTGTCCGCCGTATGGGTAGTGGGATTCGATGTGTTCCCAGCGCGCGGCGTTCTCTTCGACGTCGTCGCGGCGTTGGGCGTCGGTCTTGATGTAAAAGGCGAGTGCGGCGAGCATGACGGTTGAGTGCGTCGCGAGCGCGTCGAGTAACTGCTGTCGCGCTTCGATTTCCTCGTGATGCCGAGATGAGCCGGGAAGGGCAGTCCGCACGGATCGGGCACGCCGCTTGTTCACAAGCGGTCGCAGCGCTTCCCAAGCCCGTTTTGCTGCCGCCCTGTTCGGGGTACTGCTCATACGTTGAAAGCGAGTTTTGCGACGATCGCACCGACGAGGGCGGACAGATGGCATGCCCAAGCCGCCCGCTTATGGTCGATCGTCCACTGGTTGTAGCGGAGGAAGACGGTGTTCACGGGATCGACGATGAGGCGCTGAAACATGCCGCGCCTCAGTGGGTAGCGTCGCGATACCCGAGTCGGTACGCGAGGTCATCGGATTGGCAGGGCGTGCCGTGGACGGCGTCATGCCATCCGGCGTGATACCGGCGAATCTCTGCTGCGTGCATGTTGCTCTCCTCAGTCGAGTCGAATGGTTGCGTTCTTGAAGATCACGTTCGAGCAGACCGCCCCGGATACCGACACGCCGGTTGGTCCCTTGGCGGTGAACGACGTCGAGTAGGTGTCCTTCTCGCTGCAGCCGAAGTAGCTATAGCCGCCGATCTGCACGTTGGTGTATCCGGCCCCCTCAAGGGCTCGGCGCGCGGTATCGGGATCGGTGCAGGCAGAGAGAAGGGCGAGCAGGGCCGCGAGCGCGACGAGTCTCATGGGGAACCTCGATAGGGAAAGAGGGAAAGCCCCGGCAGAACACCGGGGCTACGGCTTTAACCATGTCCGTCATGGGCCTGTGAGCGTTCAGGCTCGCTCTGATGCGTTAAGCGGGCGCGAGAGAGGTGCACCTAGCCGTAATCCATCGGCACGGCCGTGTTTCGTGTCCGTCGAAAGCGTTGGGGCGGCGCACGCCACAGACGCGGGTAAGCCGCCGCTCGCGCCCAGAGGAGCGGCAGCAGAATCAGGAGAATTGGCATGGAGTATTCTGGTAGGTACTTCTATCGCGACTCGCGGGGGACTTATGGACATGCCTGACCTGCCTCAAGCCGATGATGCGGATATGTCGGCTGTGTTCTCCGCCGCGCTAAGCGTGCTGTTTGCCACGCACCCCGACCCGGCCGCGCTGCTCGCGAAGTGGGAGAGCGTCGCGAGTCAATTCCCGTTGATGCTCATGAAAAACGGGGCGTCAGACGTCAAACACAACGCGAACGTCGTTCTAGCCCAGGGACTGCTCGCTATCGCAAGGAACGCAGCAGCACGAGAAGACGGAAGCGGTTGACCCTCAAGAGAGCAGACCCGAGATCCTGATCAGATCGGGGGGAAGTGAGATACGGGCTTTATGACGACGCCGCGCCGCCGTCGGATCTGCTCACTTGAAGGCTTCGTTCGTTAAAGCGACTGCTTGAAATCCAAACTCGAAAATTTTCCCGCCGCAGTCCCGATGTAGGGACGAGAATCAGAGACATAACGACGGGGGAATGATCATGATGGTGACGATCAGAACGATAGTGGGCGCTCTAGTCCCAATCGGTGTTGTAGTCGGCGCGGCTGGCTACTTCATGCCCTCCAACGGTACGCACGACGACGAAGATCACCACGCGCGGACAACGCTCATCGCCGGGGCGGCGTCTGTCTCGGTCCTGGCGATCCTCATTCTGTTTGGAGCGCACGTTCGCTGAGATAACCGGGGAGGGCGTGTGAACAAATACGAACCATTAGTCTGGGTAGTACTATCCGTGCTGGGGCTCTATGTGCTGAGACGCCAGTACAGGCGAGGCTACAATCATTACGACCCAGTCGTTCCCGAGAAAGAGCGCCGGCGTCGGGACACTCGATTCGCAATTTTCATTGCTATCTACGTACTGGCGACGGTCGGGAGTTTCTTCGCAACACGTTAGGTGCCGCACTCTGGCGGCCGTCACGCCTGCGTCATTGTGGGCGCTCCCTCGCCAGGGAGGTGTCAGTCGAGGCCGGTTTCACGCGGCGCCTTTCGCACCATGTCGGCCATGCGCTCGAATACCTGCGCAAGCCGCTCGCGGCGCTTAAGCGATTTGGGCAACCAGAACGTGACCGCACTACGGTCGTCATCGAAGGGCGGATGGTGCAGCTTTTCGCTCGAATGCAGGATGAACTGCACCGCGCTGTACGTGATGCCGGTATTGCTCGGCTTCTCCACCAAAACAACCTCGTCGGTCAGTTCTTGGCTGTAGACGTTGATTCGCATCTTCAAACCTCCTCGTGTATATGGCGCGGCTCTCGGAAGAAAGCCGCCTCAGATACAGCATTTGGACGCAGCGTCCCGGACTACACCCGACTGAGTCGGCTCCCGGCGGCGCTGCATCTCTTCAATCCAATCGACGTTCTATAGCCACGTGAGCAGCCAGGCGTCTCTTGGATAGCCTCCGGTCTTTGTCTCAGGGGTAGAGGGTTCCGCCCTGCGCCTAGCCGCGCCCGCAATCTGCGAACGCCATCGGCGTGTTCTATCGGTAACTGAGTTTTTAAGGAGCGCCCCAACCTGCGGGCGGGCAGCGATGTGTGCTGCGTTGGAGTTGATAATCACATATGTGATTTGTCGGTGTCAACACATTTGTGATTTTGTGATTGTGTCAAACCGCATCTACTTCGCCTCGGCTTCGGAAAGGCGGGAGTCATTGAGCCTCGATGACCGGCTGCTAGACGATCGACGGCTTATGACGAGTGATGGAGAAATTAGGTTGAAATTTTTGCGTGGACGAGGCTAAACTACTGTTCAAATATACAGTAGTCTTAACAAAAACTCTAAGAGGGCCTAGCTGTGACGGATAGTGGGTCGTCCCAACTGCGCTGCAAGCCAGGGGACTTGGCGCGGATTAATAAGGCATGGAACGAGCTGTTGGAGGGGAGGCTGGTGTTTATCCGCCGCGCCCACTCGTCGACGGAATGGCTCGTGTACCTGTTGGACGGGCCAGCGTTCTCTATGAGCGAGGACCGATGCCACATGGTGGTAGCTCGGGCAATGATCGCCGACGACTGGGCGCTGGATCCCATCGGCGGTGCTCGTAATGCGGCGTCGGACGACGTTACGGGTTCAGACGACCAACCGGCTCATCGTCCCCGGGGAGCATCCGAAGCATCAGATTGAAAGTGTGTGCGGGTTCGCCGGCCTGGTCGGCGCGAAGAATCGCTTCGACAAGTTCGCGCGCGGCGTCGCTCGCGCCACTTAAAGCGGCGTCTAGATTGCCAGAGCTTTTCCCGCTCGATGTCTGCGGTCCCTTGCCTTCAGCAAGCCACAGTGCATTCACCCCAAGGACTTCCGCAATCTGCGGCAAGCGCCTGGCGGTGCTCCGCGTCCCCGATTCGAGATTCCCGATTGTCGATTGAGTGACGCCAGCCTTTGTCCCGAGTTGTTCTTGGGAGAGGCCAGCTTTCGTTCGTGCCCATCGGAGGCGTTCGGCTAGGGTGTACATATCACAATCGTAATGGAGTGCGCCATTTCATTTGTGTTGACTTGAATAAACACAAATGTGATACTCGGCGCATGGACATCCGACAAGCAGTCTCCGACCTCCTGGAAACCGGCCTCACGCAGTCACAACTCGCGTTGGCAGCCGATTGCTCCCAATCGCTCATCTCGGCGCTGTTTTCCGGGAAGCGAGGCGTCCGAACGTCCTACGGAATCGCAAAGCGGATTGAGCAGTTACACGCCGCAACGGTCGGGACAAGATCCGGCGGCGCCACTGGAGAGAGCGAATGAAGCGACTGTACGCGCGATTCGTGCTGTGGGTGATTCGGCCCGCATTGGATCGTGCCGACGCGATTGAGTCGGCGCGGATCCAAGCGAACTTGACGAATATTTTGCCGACGCTCAAGCAGCAGGTGGAGTCCGCGGTCCGCGCCCGGCAGTGACGAATGGTTCGAAAACCGCTTCGATGGCGGCCTTTTCTTCCTGTGCATCGAACTTGGCTTTCGTGTTGTCCCGGACGCTTTCGATTACGTCCGTAATTCTCTGTTTGTCTGGATGAGTGCCCAGAAGCAATTGAACAATCGATCCGAGCGCAATCACCTGAAGTTCGAGTTCCGAAATCCTGTCCATGAGACCCCCGATGGATGTTGAGTTGTACGAAGTGAAGAGCGCACAGCTTAGCACCGTCGGGGGACTCGCCAGATTTAGCAGTTTTCATGAGGCCATCGTAGCGGCCTGAGAAGCAAATAAAAACGTTCGAGGAACACGCAAATGAACATTACTGACGCGGCACACGCACTGGTTCACGACTATCCGGGCGGCAGCGAATCACTTGCTCCGCGTCTGGGGATGTCGGCGGCGGTCTTGCGCAACAAGGTCAATCCGAACAATCAGACGCATCACCTGAGCCTGAACGAAGCCGTGAAGGCGACGAACGTTGCGAACGACGAGCGCGTGCTGGAGGCGTGGGCAGCCGAGCGCGGTTCGGCAATCGTGAAGATTCCTCACCTGTCGGAATGCTGCGACTCAGCCATCGTCGAGATGATGGCTCGTGCGTGGGAAACGCACGGCGAGGTTGGCAAGGAGATCGTGAAGACGCTCGAAGACGGCCGCGTCGAGTTCCAGGAAGTCAATCGGGTGAAGGGGAGAATCTTCGCGCACGCACAGGTGCTTTTCAACATCGCGGCGCGCTTGGAGGGCATGGCTGAATGAGTGAATTCAAGATGATGTTGCGCGCGTCCGTCGATCAAGTCGCGCTTGAGGCGGCAGTCGAAGCGGCCAAGGAAGCGTTTGTGCAAGGCGCATCGCGGGCTGTGACTGTGACTGTCGCGGCCGAGAAGCCGGCGCTTTGCATCGGCTGCGGTGCCGTGCGGCTGCCCAACGGTGAAATGCCGTGCGACCACTGAGGAGCCTGCGATGAGTTCACATCTCCAGAATCAGGGTTGGGCAGTACGCCTGCCTGCGCTGCAAAAGATCGTCCACCAGAATTTGTGCCATCGCGCCGTCCTGTCGACCGGTGAAAGCGTCGCCAGCGTGCGGGATATCGCGGACGCCTGCGGCATGTCCGATTCGTCCGTTCGCGAGTCCATCAAGGCGCTGGAGGCGGCGGGGCACGTCGAGTCGACGGCGATTCGTCGCGGCGTTACGCGATATGTCGTCAAGGTGGGGGCTCGCCCGTGAGCGCCAAGGTGATGGGCATGGTATTCGAGCGCTACCCGACCGGCGGTGGCGAAATGCTCCTCGCGCTCAAGCTTGCCGATAACGCTCACGACGACGGCACCCGTATCTTCCCGAGCGTGGCCACCATGGCCGCGCGTACTCGCCAATCCGAACGAGCTGTCCAGTACCAACTTCGGCGCATGCAGAAGTCCGGCTGGCTAGTCCTCGTTCGTCCTGCTTCTGGTGGTCGCGGCCAGTCCGGAATGCCCGCCGAGTACCGTATCAATCCCTCGTGGTTAAACGGTGCAGAACTTGCACCCATTTCCGATGACGCGGAAGACGACGGAAAGGGCGCAGATTCTGCACCGAATATGTCTGCAGAAAGGGTGCAATCCGAAGCGGAAAAGGGTGCAACTGGAGACGGAAAGGGTGCAAACGACGACAGAAAAGGGTGCAAAGCTTTTGCACCCGAACCATCAGTAGAACCATCAGTTAACCGTAAGGGAACCGTCAGTGGTGCGCGCGGCACGCGCTTACCCGACGACTGGGTTCTGACCAAGGCACTTGGTGACTGGGCTTTGAAGGAGCAACCGACGTGGAATGCCGACCATGTTCGCCGCGTTGCCGAGAAGTTCAAGGACTACTGGGGTGCCAAGGCGGGCGAGAAGGGGCGTAAGACGGACTGGGATGCCACTTGGCGCAACTGGGTCCGCAACGAGAGCGCTCTCACGACCGGCGCGGCGAAGGGCGCTTCCGGCGAGGGCTTTGGAAAGCGCAGTTACGGAACGGGAGGCAAGCTGTGAACTTCCACGCACAACCTCTCCGCTCTTCCGCAAATTGCCCGAAGCACGGCGACTTCGAACGCCTTTGCTACTTTGGGGACTCGTGGACGGGCTGCCCGAAGTGCGCCGATGAGGATGCCGCACGCATTGAGCTTGAGCGCGAGACGATCATTCGCACGGGCGAACGCGAAGCTTGGCAGCGCCGCTTGGGCGATACCGGCATCCCCGATCGTTTCAAGGACCGCCGACTAGAAAACTACGTCGCCACGACGCCGGGGCAGATCCGCGCGCTCGAATTTGCACGCGACTTTGCCGCGCACTTCGGCGAGCCAGATCGCCGTGGGCAATGCGCCATCTTTCTCGGCTTGCCTGGAACGGGGAAGACGCACCTTGCCGTCGCAATCGGTCACGCAATCATGGAGTCCGCGCCGCGCACGGTTCTGTTCACGACGGTCATGCGCGCTGTACGGCGGGTGAAAGACACGTGGACGCGTGGCAGCACGGAGTCGGAGTCTGCCGCCGTTGCTGCGCTGTCGTTCCCGGACCTGCTCATTCTCGACGAGATCGGCGTTCAGTTCGGGTCTGAAACCGAAAAGCTGATCCTGTTCGACGTGCTGAACGAGCGATATGAGAAGCGCCGTCAGACCATCCTTCTCTCGAATCTCACGGTTGATGACGAGGTGGTCGACGGGCGTCGCGTGCCGGGGATTCGTTCGTTTCTGGGTGAGCGCGTGTTTGACCGGCTTCGGGAGGACGGCGGTGAGGCCGTCGTGTTCGATTGGGAAAGTCATCGAGGCAAGGTCGCAGCGTGACTTCGACCGAGTGCTGGCGGCGCTTCGAAGCAGCGGCGAGCGCTGCGAAGGTCGGAAATGGCGATCTGGCACGGGTCTTCATCGCTAGGGTGCGAAAAGTCTTTGGTGACGACGTCGCAGAGAGGCAAGAGAAAGAACTGAGGGCGTACATCGCCTACCTGCATAGCAAAGGGAAATGACGAATGACCCCGAGTCGATTTGAAAGTAAGTTGCGCGGCCAGTCAGCTATTGCACAGAAGGTGTTCGAGGCCGTGCCGATTCAGGAATGCTGGACGTTGGGGCAGATCGGCTCGGCGCTGATCCGCACGACGCGCGCGAGCATCGATATGCGCATCTTGCAGGGCTGCTTGGCGGCGCTGCGCGATGTCGGTCTGGTGCAGGAGGTGAAGACGGGGCACTACCGCCGCGTGCAGGTTAAGCCGACCGCCACCGCAGACAAGACGGTTGCTATTCAAACGAAGGAGAAAGTAGTGGTGACGAACGAACCGAAATCGCCGATCGATCTTCTGTCGGCCATCACGAAGCGCCTGGCGGCGCTGCACAAGCACGTCGAGGCCGAGACCAAGGCCATCGCATCGGAAATTGAAACGGCGGCGCTGTCAATTGAAGAGGGCATCGAGAAGACGGCGGGCGAGGCGGCGAAGTTCAAGCAGTTGCAGAAGCTGCTGGCTGACGCGGCCTGAAGAGAGCGATATGGCGCGCAAGGGGCTCGCGTTTCCGGAAAGCGCAATTAGCAATGGGCGTGTCGGTACAGCGCGAATTCGCGAACAGATCGGCTCCACGGTCGTCGAGTTGGCGTCGCCTGCGCCCGCACCGCTGACGCAGCCGATTCTCGGCATGGTTGCAGCGAAGCGATCGAAGTACGGTAACAAGCCGTGCGAGCTGGGCGGCGAGAAATTCGACAGCGAGAAGGAAATGCATCGCTGGCTGGTGCTCACGGCGGAAGAGAATGCGGGCCTGATTTCTGGGCTGCTTCGACAGGTGAGCTTTGAGATCGCTGCCTCAGTGGTGATTGATGGCCGCAAGCGCCCTGCGCGCCACTACGTAGCGGACTTCGTGTACCAGCGTGACGGAGTGACCGTCATCGAGGACGTGAAGGGATTTCTGACCCAGATGTATCGACTGAAGCGGCACCTGATGGCGTTGCAGGGGCTGACGATTACGGAGATCAAATGAAGAACGTGATTCTGGATTGTATGGACAAGGGCGAGTGGTACACGCGGCCCGCTATTGTCGATCTGAGCGACGGCTCGAAGCGTTTGGTGATGAGGTTGATCGATGAGCTTGTGGCCGAAGGTCTGCTGGTCAAGCGAAGCGGCCTTCGCGCAGATGAGTTCAGCCTTGCGCTCACCAGCCCGAAGACATTGATCGGTGCCGTCTCGACTGTCGAGGCTCCGCAATTCGTCTCCCAGGCGCCGAGGCTCTCGATCGCCGGGGCCGCCTACAGACCGAAATGGAAGCGCCTCAGGGCGTATGACTCGTATGCGCTTTCGCACCAACGACTTTGCGAGGAACTGCGATGAGCAAAGCATGCGGTTGCGATGAGTTCACCATGTGCGCCGAATGCTGGCAAGGCGTTGTCCCGCTTGCCAATGTGGCGAAACCGACTGTAAGTGCACCGGGCTTACTGATTGCGGCGAAGTCCCACATGGAAGCCCGCGCGGCCCAGTACGACAAGCCGGAAGGTGAGCGCAGCATGCGCAAAGCCGTCGAGGCATTCAATGCGATCACAGGCCGCAACCTGACCGAGCCGGAGGGTTGGTTGCTCTTGCAGGTGCTCAAGGACGTTCGCCTGTTTCAGCGTCCGGGATATCACGCCGACAGCGCTGAGGACTGCATCGCCTATGCGGCCCTCAAGGGCGAAGCGAAGGCGCGAGAGGCGGTGTGAGGCCATGCAGCGCAAGACGCCGATGAAACGCTCAGGCTTCAAACGCAAGGCGTCGTCAACGCTCAACCCGTTTAGCGGTACCGCCGTGCTCAAAGGAACGACGTTCAAACGAAAGGCCCGGAAGAAGCGAGCAGGGCACTGCAAGACGTCACTCTCGGCATGCGCGGGCCAGCCGTGCTACCTGCGTATCGATGGTGTGTGCTGCGGTGATTGGCAGACGACTGTGCCTGCACATCGCAACGAAGGTAAGGGAATGGGGCTGAAGACCCCAGACAGATTGACGGTGCCGGCATGCTTCACGTGCCACGCCGAGTACGACCAGGGCAACAAATTGACACGAGACGAGAAGCGAGGACTCTTCAATGCTGCATATGATCGATGGGCACCATACCGCGCCCGACTGCTTGGATGGGAGACTGAAGGGAATGACTGATCAAGATTTGTCGAGCTTTTGCCTGGAGTACGGAGTCTGGTGCAGGACTCGCAGGCTGCTTGCGCCTCCCGTGCCGGTTGGAATCTTGGCTCGTCTGCAACCACGAAAGTTTGCGTCGGAGATTCCTGACGCGCCGATGAGCGCTGAGATGGCGTACTTCAATATGGCTGTGCATGCGCTCTCCGACGAGTTGCCCGAATGCGGCATCTGCTTCACGCTCTACCACGTGCACGGGTTCCGGCCTGTGAAAGTACTGGCCGCAGCAATGGGTGTCAGCACGCGGACGTTTTATGATCGTGTCCAAAGGTTCTCGCGCAAGGCGCTAAGGCTGGCCTTGGTGATTGAGCGGGCGCATTCCGGCCCTACGATGTCCATTACGTAATGGGAGCGGGCTTGGCGTGGTGGGGGTGGTCCATTAACCACGCACCGACAAGATAGAGCGGTACCGAAGCGAGCATGTTGCTGGCGTCCCCGACGATCCATCCAGTAACGAGGCACAACGAGGCTAGGTTGACGATAACCGATGCGACTTCGTCAGCGATTCGACGGGTCAAGTGAATCGCCCGAGATACTTCCGTCGTGCCTCTGGTTTTCACAATGAGAAGCGCGAGAAAGGCGAGAAGCAGGAGGCCGCCGAATACCTGAAACGTAATCAGCTTCAGATCTACGTAGCCGCCCATTACCTTTGCCGGAACCGGCTTGTTCCAGGCACTGGGCGTATCGTAGGTGTAATAGGCGATCGCTACGGCTCCAAAGGCACCCCAGAACAGTAGATTTACGATGATTCTGAAGAGCCTTGAGTCGCGATTGAAAAGGGCAAAGATTCTAGGAAACATGAAATCCCCGTATTGTGATGAGGCGTGAGTTGCGCGCGCGTAATCGCGTTTAGTTTTCGATCTTTCTGCGCTGCGCTGTGCAAGAAAATCTGCACATAATAGTTCTGCACAAAACCGGACGAAATCGTATCATTTCGGAAAGGCTGAATCATTGCCTCCAGAGCCCGCGACGGTGAAAACCTCGCGGGCTTTTCCATTTCTCGTGCGTGTCTCCTCCTCGCCATACGGCGTTAGCCCGCACCGCTTCGGCGGTCGCGGGCGCTTTCTCTCATGCCTAGACTGACTACACTCCGATCACGACTTGCGCCACTGAAAGCGCGCACTCAGGTCGTTGAGTCCCCGTCTTGGCGAACCGGAAAGCAAGCTAGCGCGGCGCGCGGCTACGGTGCTGACTGGCAGCGGATACGCGCGCAGCACCTCGCCGAGCACCCACATTGCGTGTTCTGCTTGCGCGATCTTGGCATGTCCGGCTTGTCGCCGGCCGAAGTTGTCATCGCATGCGCAGAGCGCGGGATAGCTGAGCCGCTTGGGACGATCGGCGATCACATCATTGCCCATCGCGGGGATGATCGATTGCGGCTCGATCCCGCGAACGTGCAGACGCTCTGCAAGCCGCATCACGATAGCGAGAAGCAGCGCACCGAACGTCAGCGATAGGGAGGGGCGGTCAAAAGTCTGATCGAGCAAATCCCCTAGACCGCACGTTCCCGCACGCGCAGAAAATTTCCCCTTTTGGAGTTTTTGTTAATGGCCTTTAACAGCAAAAAGCGGCTGTTTGCCGATGCTGTTTTGGCCGGAAAGTCCAATAAAGACGCGGCAATCGCGGCTGGGTACAGTCCGGCCACCGCGTCGGCGGCGGGGTCGCGACTTGTTAAAGACAAGGATGTCGCCGCCTACCTAGCCCAACACCAGAAAAAAGGTGTGTCGAAGAAGCGAGCGGCAGCGAAGCCGCAAGCGAACGAAGTGGTGCCGCCTGACGCGGAAGCCGTCAAGCGCGCGGCGGTCGCCGCTGGATTCGACCTCGCCAAGGTGGTCATGTACTCGGACCCGAAAGACTTTCTGCTGGCCGCAATGAACGATCCGCTTACGGAGCGCAAGCTTCAGATCGATGCAGCGAAGGCGTTGATGCCGTTCACACATCAGAAGCGGGGCGAGGGCGGCAAGAAAGAACAGCGCGAAGAGGCCGCGAAGAACGTCGCTGGCCGATTCGGTCGGGCTGCGCCTCCGCGCCTCGCCGCATCCGGCGGTAAGAAGGTTTGACGATGGCGTGGACGACCGCGTGCCCCGATTGGGGCGATCGTTTGGTGCGTGGCGATTCGATCATTCCCCCGCCGATCTTCCCCGATCAGGCCGAACAGGCCTTGGCGATTTTCAAAGAGCTACGCGTCACCGACCTGCCTGGTAAGCCGACGTTCGGCGAATGCAGCGAACAGTGGGTCTTTGACTTTGTCGCAGCGATCTTCGGTGCGTATGACGAAGAGAGCGGGAAGCAACTGATTCGGGAGTTCTATCTCCTTATCAGCAAGAAGAATACGAAGTCGACTATTGCGGCGGGGATCATGCTCACCGCCGTCATTCTTTGCTGGCGTGAGGAAGAGGAGCATCTGATCCTTGCCCCGACAAAGGAAGTCGCCGACAACAGTTTCAAACCAGCAGCCGGCATGATCCGCGCGGACGAAGAGCTTGCAGCGCTTTTCCACATTCAGGACCACATTCGGACTATCACGCATCGCGTGAGTCGGGCGTCGCTGAAAGTCGTGGCAGCTGACACCGATACGGTGTCCGGCAAGAAGTCAGGCCGGATCCTGATCGATGAACATTGGCTGTTCGGCTCGCGGAAGGACGCGGAAGCGATGTTCATGGAAGCGACAGGCGGACAGATTTCGCGAGACGAAGGGTGGGTTATCTACCTGACTACGCAAAGCGATGAGCCGCCGGCTGGCGTGTTTCTTGAGAAGCTGCGCTACTTCCGAGATGTTAGGGACGGCGTGATCGTCGACCCGAAGTCGTTGGGCGTCTTGTACGAGTTCCCTCCGGCAATGGTGAAGTCGAAAGCCTATCTCGATCCGGCCAACTACTACATCGCCAATCCGAACCTTGGGCGGTCGGTGAGCGCCGAGTGGCTGAGCGACCAGCTCGTCAAGAATCGCAGGCTGACCGATGGGTCGTTCAATGTGTTCATCGCGAAGCACTTGAACGTCGAGATCGGTATGAATTTGCGCACCGATCGATGGGCGGGAGTGGACTTCTGGGAAGCATCGGCGCTTGTGCCGGGGCTGACGTTGCAGGATTTGCTTGAGATGTGTGAGGTCGTCGACGTCGGCATTGATGGCGGCGGCTTAGACGATCTGTTGGGCCTCGCCGTGCTAGGTCGGCAGAAAGGTTCTCGGAATTGGATCGTCTGGACGCATGCGTGGGCGCATCCGTCAGTGTTCGAGCGACGGCAGGAGATTGCACCTGCCTTGCGCGACTTCGAGAAGGAAGGCGATCTTACCGTCGTCGAGCAAATCGGAGACGACGTTGCCGATGTCGCGAACATCGTCGCAGAGATTGAACGGGCAGGTCTGCTCGACAAGGTGGGCGCGGATCCGGCCGGCATCGGCGGCGTGCTCGACGCCTTGGCAGAAGCCAAGGTGCCCGAGGACAAAGTCATCGGCATTTCGCAGGGCTGGAAGCTATCGGGTGCGATCAAGACCACTGAACGGCGACTAGCGGCTGCGGGCGGGCGAAAGGTCGATGAAAACGGCATACGTGTAGATGGCACGTTGATGCACGGCGGTCAGCGTTTGATGGCGTGGGCTGTTGGCAACGCCCGCATCGTACCCGTCGGCAACGCAGTGAATATCACCAAACAAGCCAGCGGGACGGGAAAGATTGACCCGCTGATGGCAATTTTCGATGCGGTATCGCTGATGGCGCTCAACCCGCCGGCTCAAGGGCCGTCGGTGTACGAGTCGCGCGGCATCCGATTCCTCTGAGGTGTGAATGGGTTGGTTTGATTTCGTCCGGGGTGAGAAGCCTCCGGAGGCCCCCGCTCGCCTCGCGGAACCGACGCTTGAACGTCCGTCGTCGTCGGTAGCACCGAGAGCGGAGTCCCCGCCTGGGCAGGTCTTCGACGGCCTCGACGATCCGAACCTTCTCGAATACATCCGTAATGGCGAGTTGAACGGTGGAGTCGCGGGGCGTGAGGCAAAGGCGCTGCGAAACATGGCGGTGCTTCGATGCGTGACGTTGATCTCGCAGTCGATTGGCATGCTGCCGCTCAATTTGATCGCGAACGATGACACGAAGCGGACGCAGACGGACAACCCGGCTCACCGCCTGCTGAAGTATCGACCGAACGATTGGCAAACGCCGATCGAGTTCAAGAGCCTTTTGCAGTTGCGCGCGTTGCTTGACGGCCAGTCCTATGCCCGTGTGATCTGGTCCGGAAGTCGTCCCATCCGCTTGATCCCGATGGATCGCGGTTCTACGAAACCGCGTCTGACGGAGACGTGGCAAATGGTCTACGACTACACGACGCCTGCGGGAGATCTGATCACGCTGCCCGCGCGGGAAGTTTTTCATCTCCGAGACTTGTCACTGGATGGCGTAAACGGGCTTTCCCGGCCACGGTTGGCGAGGGAGGCGCTCGAACTTGCAGAGCAGGCTGAGCGTGCTGCGTCCCGCACGTTTCGCACTGGGGTAATGGCGGGCGGCGCTATCGAATACGAGAAAGAACTTTCGGACGGTGCGTACAAGCGCCTGAAAGAGTCGATCGCAGAGAACCACTCGGGATCTGACAAAGCCGGTAGCTGGATGCTGCTCGAAGAGGGCGGAAAGGCGAAGCAGTTCACCGCGACGGCGGTGTCGGCACAACAAATCGAGAATCGAAATCATCAGATTGAAGAGGTGGCGCGGATGTATGGCGTGCCGCGCCCCCTTCTGATGATGGATGACACGAGTTGGGGCAGCGGCATCGAGCAGCTTGCCATCTTCTTCATTCAATACGGCTTGTCTCCCTGGTTCGTGTCGTGGGAGCAAGCGGCGGAGCGCCTGTTCCTGCCGGAAAAAATGCTGGGCAAGCAGGTATTCAAGTTCAACGAGGCGGCGCTTATGCGCGGCACCCTCAACGACCAGGCAAATTTCTTTGCTAAGGCGCTGGGTGCTGGTGGGCATTCGCCGTGGATGAAGCAGAACGAAGTGCGTGAGACGGTGGATTTGCCGCGAGTCGATGACCCAGTGGCCGACCAGTTGCGCAACCCAATGACACAGCAACCGAAAGGACGCGGCAATGAGCCTCCTCAAACTGCCTGAAATCCGGGCCGATCACCGGCTCAACACCGCGCAATATGAGGTCCGCCCCGACGCTCTCGAGAAGTGGGAGCCGGGGGTGCACGCTGCCGCTGGTGACGACGCCGCGTCGATCTCGATCTATGACTCGATAGGGGACAACTGGGAGGGTACCGGCGTCACTGCGAAGCGTATCAGTGCGGCGCTGCGAAACATCGGCGCGCGTGACCTTACGGTCAATGTGAATTCGCCCGGTGGTGACTTCTTCGAGGGCGTTGCGATCTACAACCTTCTGCGCGAGCACAAGGCGAAAGTGACGGTCAACGTCATGGGAATCGCGGCTTCGGCGGCTTCCGTCATTGCGATGGCGGGCGACGAGATTCTCATGGGCGATGGTGCCTTTCTGATGATCCACAACGCGTGGACGGTCGCCATCGGCAATCGTCATGACATCGCTCAAGCAGCCGAAGTACTCGCCCCGTTCGATGCTGCCATGGCAAAGGTCTATTCGCAGCGCGCCGGCATCACGCAGGAAGCGGCGGCCGCGCTCATGGACAAGGAAACGTGGATCGGTGCCGAACAGGCGGTCGCGGATGGCTTTGCCACCGGCCTGCTCGACAGCGCACAGGTCGCGAAGGACACAACCTCCGGTGGCCGCAAGGCGCTTGCGTTGATCGAGGCGTCTATGGCGCGTGCTGGGTACTCGCGTGGAGCCCGCCGTGATGCTCTCAAAGCCCTATTCGACGGCACGCCGAGCGCTGCCGCCAATAACGCCATGCCGGGCGCTGGCGAAGACGTTGCTGCATCTCTCCAGACTCTCCTGAAAACTATCAAGGGTTGAACATGAACATGAAACTTCTCATTGCCGCTCTGACGGCAACGCTCGCGCCCAACGCCGGCTTCGCGCCGCGCGGAATCATTTCGGTCCGCGCCGACGCCAACATGCCCGAAGTGAAGGCGCTCATCGAGAACCTGGGCAAGGCGTTTGCCGAGTTCAAAGCGTCGAACGACAAGGAAATCGCAGAGCTGAAAAAGGGGCATGCGACGTCCGACACGCTGGCGAAGGTCGACCGCGTTTCGGCCGATCTCGAAAACCTCCAGGCCGCCATCGACGAGATGAATATCAAGCTCGCCGCCGGCCAGATGGGAGTCGACGGCAAGAAGCTCCGCGACCCCGAGTATTCGGAGGCCTTCGCGGCGCACTTCAAGCGAGGCGACACGCAGGCGTCCCTGAACAAGGGGGCCGACGCGGAGGGCGGCTATCTCGCGCCGGTCGAGTGGGATCGCTCGATCACCGATAAGCTTGTACTGGTGTCGCCCATGCGTGCGCTCTGCGCCGTGCAGACTATCTCGACGGCCGGCTTCACGAAGCTGTTTAATCTCGGCGGCACCGCCAGCGGCTGGGTCGGTGAGGCCGACGCGCGTCCCAATACGGGGACCGCGCAGTTTGCGCCGCTGACGTTCGCACCCGGCGAGATTTACGCCAATCCGGCCGCGACTCAGCAGATGCTGGACGACTCGGAAGTCGATTTGGAGACGTGGCTGGCCGAGGAGGTGAAGACGGAGTTCGCGAAGCAGGAAGGTGCCGCGTTCGTCGCAGGGAACGGGGGTAACAAGCCGTTCGGCATCCTGACGTATGTCGCAGGCGGGGCCAACGCAGCAAAGCACCCGTTCGGGGCCATCTCCACCGTGAACAGCGGCGCTGCCGCCGAGATTACTTCCGACGGCATCATCGACCTGGTCTACGACCTGCCGGGGGCTTTCACGGGCAACGCGCGGTTCACGATGAATCGAAAGTCGATGGGGAAGATCCGTAAGCTCAAAGACGGGCAAGGCAACTATCTGTGGCAGCCGTCGTATGTGGCAGGTCAGCCGTCCACTCTGGCCGGGTTCGCGGTGGTCGAGGTCCCCGACATGCCCGACATCGCAGCGAACGCCACGCCGATCCTGTTCGGAGATTTCGCACAGAGTTACCTCATCATCGACCGCACGGGTGTCCGCGTCCTTCGCGACCCGTACACCAACAAGCCGTATGTCTCGTTCTACACGACGAAACGTGTCGGCGGTGGGCTGGTCAACCCGCAGCCGATGCGGGCAATGAAGATCGCCGCTTCGGCATAAACGACGGCGATAGGCGATCGATTCGGGGCTCCTTCGGGAGCCCTTTCTTCATTCTGTGAGAACGACATGGCACAGCTCATCAAGGCCTTTCTGGGTGTTCCGGACGGTGAGATCTACCCGAAGCAATACGAATCTGGCGACGAATGCCCGCCGGAACTGGAGGCTGGCGCGCGGGCGCTTGGAGCGCTCGGCGACGAATCGCTGGCGCCCGAGGAAATGACTGCCGCACAAATCAAGGCAGCGCTGGATGCCAAGGGTGTCGAGTACAAGGCAAGCGCAAGCAAGGCGGAATTGCTCGAATTGCTGAACGGGGCCGGAGAGTAAGACGTGCCGTTGGTTTCTATCGAACTTGCGACGAAGTTCGTCAAACAGGACCTCGGTGCTGATGACGATGTCGTGCAAATGGCACTCGACGGCGCTACGCAATCCGCTATCGACTATCTGAATCGTCAAGTCTTCGAGACCTCCGCCGCGTTGCAGGCCGCTGTTACGGCCGGTACGGCCGGTGAGAACCCGATGGTGGTGAACGCTGCGATTAAGGCGGCCATCCTGAAGACGACCGCTGAGTTGTACATGAACCGTGAGGATTCGAGCATCGGAACCGTCGCAGAACTGCCGTTCAACGCGAAGTCGCTGTTGCGGCCTCACCGAGTCGTGCCAGGCGTCTGATGCGCTCCGGATCTATGAATCGCCAAGTGCGAATTGATCGGCGCGGCAGTGGAAAGGATGATTTCGGCCAACCGTCCGACGGCTGGGTGCCGATCGGGCCGGTGCTTTGGTGCAACGTCCGTGTGTCGTCTGGCTCAGAAGCCATCAAATCCGATATGCCGGTCGGTGTGGCGGCCGTGAGCATTCGCGTGCGCTACCGCACCGATATCGACAACGGAATGCGTGCGGTCCTGATTAAGTACGTCGCCGGTCAGCCGGTGGACGACGAGATTTTCAACATCGAGAAGCCGTTGCCCGACTACGCCGGTCGGGAGTACACGGACCTCGTTTGCGTCTCTGGTCAAGGCGATGGCGGTTGATTGGAAGACGAGCGGCTTCGGCGAGTCTGCCGCAGCGCTCTTGAAGCTCGCCGACGATCTGGCCGAATCCGCGCTACGGTCTGCCGCTGTCGCTGGCGGGACGATTTTGCGTGACGAAGCCGCCATGCGAGCCCCGCAGGGCGAAACCGGAAACCTCGCGCGAGCGCTTTACCTGAAGTTCATCGAAGAACGCTCCACAGAGACGAGCAAGATGTACTACGTCAGCATCCGGCGCGGGAAGAAGGGCGATGGTCGAAACGACGTTGCGTTTTACGGACTGATGGTCGAGTTCGGGCACTGGTATGTGCCGCCGAAGCCGAAAGGCGTCCGTTGGAAGTCTCACCGCGTCAGTTCCATCGGTAAGCACTGGGTGGCGGCAAGTCCGTTTCTGCGGCCCGCGTGGGATGCGCGCAAGACTGATGCCATCGACGCCATGCGCAATCGTCTCAAGGAGAAGTTGATGGAGATTCACGAGGCGCGCGGCAAATGATCGAACCGCTGATCACAGGCGCGTTGGCTGAAATTGCGTCAGGGCGCATTTTCAACGCTACGGCACCGGCGAACGCGCAACGGCCGTATGCGATTTTTCAGAAGGTCGGCGGCCAGGACGCCAGCTCGCTCGACGGTCTGGCCGAGCGCATGAACGCACGCGTGCAGTTCGTCGTGTGGGCGAACACCGCCAAGGAAGCCGCGACTGTCATGCGACAGGTGATTGTGAGCCTGTGCGGCGACGAATTAAAAGGGGTTCCCATTGGCGCACCCGTGGGGCTCCATGAGCCGGATACCAACTGGTACGGCGAGCGCCTCGATATTTCTTTTTGGTTCACCCCTTGATACATCAGGAGAACAGCTATGCCATCCCCGGCAATCTCGGCTCAGGGCAGCAAGCTCGAAATCGCGCCTCTGGGTGCCACGCCGACGTACACGCGCATCAAAGGCTTCAAGTCGTTCACCGGCTTTGACGGCCAGTCGTCGGAAATCGACACGACCGATCTGGACAGCACATCGAAGGAGTACTTGCTCGGCCTGCGCGACAACGGCAACTTCAACTTCGACCTGAACGTCAATCGCACGGATCCGGGCCAAATTGCGCTCGAAGCTGCGCGAGCGAGCAGTGCCATGCACCTGTTCAAGCTCACGCTGCCCGACGGCCACGTCGCGACGTGGAACGGTCTGGTGAAGAGCACGCCGCTTCAAGGTGGCGTCGATGCCGTGCTGACTGGCACCGTGAATACGCGTATCAGCGGTGACGTGACTTGGACGGAGGGTCCGTGAACGTACTTTCGAAAGAACAAATTCTCACGGCCAACGACCGGAAGACCATCGACATTCCGGTGCCCCAGTGGGGCGGTGCCGTTCGACTTGCGGTTATGTCTGGCGCTGAGCGTGACGCGTTTCACGCTTCGCGTGAGCGCGGCACGGGCAGTCTCGGGGAGTTCGAGGCGAACCTTCTCGCGGCGACGATCGTTGGTCTCGACGGCAAGCTGGTTTTCACCGTGGAAGACGTCGAAGCACTGCGCGACAAAAACAAAGACGTTCTTGACATGCTTGCCAACGAGGCCGCGCTGTTGAACGGCATCGGTCGAGCAGCTCAGGAGAGCGCGGAAAAAAACTCCGGAGCCGCCCCGAGCGGCGATTCTGGTTCCGCCTCGCCCTCCACCTCGGGATGAGTGTTCGGCAGGCTCAGCGGGAGATCGATTCCGCTGAGTTTGCCGAGTGGCTGGCGTACGCCAACATCGAAAATTTCGGCAGCCCTGTTGAGGATCTGCGGACCGGTGCTGTCGTTTCGATGCTTGCGAACATCAACCGGGATCGGAAGCAGCGTCCCGAGCCTTACGGCCTGCTCGACTTCTTGCCGTGGACTGAGTCACCGGACGCGTCACCAGACGAGCCGGTTCAGCTTGCCGATCCCAAAGCCCAATCGGACCTCATCCGCGCCGCGATTTTCGGTATCTCGCCCAAATCCCATTAACGCCCGCAGCGCGCGGGCCTTTTTTACGACTTCGCAATGAGTGACCTGATCGGAAAGGCCGTAATCGCCGTCGAGGCGAATACCACGGGCCTGAAGGCTGGCATGGCCGAAGGCGCTCAGTCCGTGAAGCAGCTTGAAGCCACGGCCACAGCCTCTGGTGCGAAGACGAGCGCGGCATTCAAGGGGATGTCGGACGCAGCAACCTCGGGGGCAAGGGCAAGCGAGTCGTCGATTCGCAGCTTCATGGCGTCGCTGGAGCGCCAGTCCGTGACCGTCTCGCAAGGCAAAGCGGCATGGATGGAGCTGCGCGCGGCTCAACTCGGCGTCGCGGATTCGGCTGCTCCGATGATCGCGGCCATGAAGAAGGCTGAGAACGGCGCGCATGAGATGAATTTCGCGTCGGCCGCCGCGCGTAAAGAAATGATGGTGCTGGCGCACGAGGCGTCGACCGGCGCCTGGAAGAACTTCGGCGGTTCGTTGCTCGTCCTCGGCGAGCGCACCGACGCGTTGGGGGCCATCATGTCCGCCACCGGTGTGACGGTCGGGTTGGTCGGTGCATTCATCGGGGCGTTTGCGCTTGCGGCATACCAGGGAAAGAGCGAGGCGGAGGCGTTCGCAAAGTCGCTGCAACTGACTGGAAACGCTGCTGGCGTCACTCGCGATGCCTTCAACGCGATGGCGCTGGGTATCGCGCAGGGCACCAAGTCCGGGATCGGCGCGGCGCATGATGCTCTTCAAGAGTTGATCTACACCGGCAAGTTCACCGGACAGAGCTTGCAGACACTGGGGGAGGACGTCGTCAAGTTGTCCGACCTGACCGGCGCGAAGCTGGAGGACATCGTCGCCGATTACGCCAAGATGCCCGATGGTGTTGCGAAGTGGGCTTCCGAGCACAATCGCAGTATGCACTTCATGGATACGGCGACGTATGAGTACGTCCGATCCCTTGAAGAGGCCGGGAAGGTGTCCGAGGCGGTTCGCGTCGTCTCCGAGGCGCTCCATCGGCAACTCGTGACGGATGCCGCCGACAAGCTCGGCACCGCAGCAAAAGCGTGGCGGGACTTCCGTCTCGAGATTTCGAAGACCTGGGCGCAGTTGAAACAAGGTTTCAGCACTGGCCCCACAAACACCGACAAGATCGATACGCTTCTCAACGAGCGGCGCGATCTTGAGGCGATGGCAAAGCGTACGGGCGGCGGTGGCGATATGGCGCGAGAGCGCATCGCCAGCATCGACAAGCAAATCGCTTCGCTCCAATCGCTCAACATCGAAGAGCAGCGCCTTGCCGAAGGCAATGCACGCCGTGCGCGCGAGGCACAGGCAGGCATTGCCGCGACCGACGCCCTGCACAAGCAGCGACTGCAATACGACAAGAGCTACGCGCGCCAGCACGCTCTCGACCAGTTTGACCGTCATATTTCGGACCTTCGGACGGCGAATCCGAACAGCCCAGAACTTGACCCTAAAGCGCTTGCTGCGACCCGGAAGGGGATCATCGAGCAGTACACGGACAAGAAGGCCGAGTCGGACGCGCAGAACGCGCTGAATGCACGTCTCGAAACGTTGCAGCAGCAGTACAAAGGCGAAGAGGATGCGCTGAAGTCGAGTTTGGCGCACATCAAGAGCCTTCGAGAGCAGGGGCTGATGTCGCTGCAAGATCAACTGCAACAGGAGCATGACGCTCGGCAACAGTCGCTGAACAAGCAACTCGGCATCGTTCAGCAACAGGAAGAACTGGCAAAGGGGAAGAAGCAACTCGCCGCGTATCAAAAGTACGCAGGGGAAGAAGCTCAGATCCGTCAGAAGCTCGCCGAGAACGATCGCAAGTTCGCCGACGACTCCGCAGCTCTCCAGCAGAAGCAAGCGCGCGACCTTCAGGCGTATGTGGTGTCGCTAGACAAGTCTTTGCAGACCCGTCGCGATGCGATCTCACAGAGCGTTGACTCAATCGGGATGGGGGATAGTGCGCGGGATCAATTCTCGCGCCTGACGGCTGCTGCGAAAGAGTATGACCAAAAGCTATCCGATCTCACCCGTTCGCGTATCGAGAACCGCGTCGACCAGACGCAATATGAGTCTGAGCTTCGCGCTTTGCAGGACTTTTACGATAAGCGTGTCGCGATGGAGTATGACGCGACTGCTCGTATTCGGGCAGCGCAAGGGAGCTGGCTCAATGGTGCTCAGCGCGCATGGGAGAACTTCAACGACAAGGCGTTGAACGTCGCGGATCAGGTTAGCACGAGCTTCTCGAACGTATATGAGGGCTTGACTGACGCCGCAGCAAAGTGGGCGACCGGTACGAAGATGAGCATCGGCGAAATCGGTGCAGCGTTCGCGCAAGAGCTGATCAAGATGTCGATTCGGGCCGCTGCCTCGCCGATCTTCGGTGCTGTAACCGGATTTCTAGGCAGCATGTTCGCCAGCGGATACTCATCGAGCACGGTTAACTCCGGTTTGGCAGGTTCCTATAGCGGCTCGTTCGCCAGCGGTCTGAGCGGGGGAACCGGCATGTTCACGATGCCGAGTGCGAAGGGCAATGTTTTCGCGAGCGGTGCAGCGGTTCAGGCTTTCGCCAAGGGCGGGGCATTTACGAATCAGGTTGTCGGCCAGCCGACCATAGCGCCTATGGCGCTTTTCGGCGAGGCTGGCGAGGAAGCGATTATGCCCTTGAAGCGTGCGCCTGACGGCTCGCTTGGCGTAAAAGCGTCCATTGATGTCGGCTCTGGCACGCGCATCGAGAACAACACGACCGTGGGGATATCAGTACAAGTCGGTAGCGCTGAAGGCGGATTTGACGCGACAGACGCCAAGGATCTCAAGCGAGCGGTTCAGTCCTGGGTTGATGACCGCATGGACAAGAAGATGCGAGGCCAGGGTGGCTACGGCTACCAAATGAAATATGGGCAGATCGGATGACCGACACCTTCAACTGGTCCCCGCGTACGACTGCCAGTGGCGATACGACCTTCACCGTCCGCAAGGCCAAGTTCGGCGATGGGTACGAGCAGCGTGCCGCTGATGGCCTGAACAACCGGCGATCCAGCTATCAACTGACGTTTGTCGGCGATGCGGTGAAGATCACCGCCATCCTGGCCTTCCTTGATGCTCACGCTGGTTCAAAGTCGTTCTACTGGACGCCGTCCCTCCGGTCGCGGGCTCTCTTCGTCTGTGAGAAGTATTCGGAGCCGGTGAAAGACGGAGATGCCTTCACGATTGCGGCCACATTCGACCAAACGTTCACGCCATAAATGACGAAGCAAACCATCAATCTAGGAACGGCGCCGGCCGGCAAAGACGGCGACACCGCGCGTTCTGGGTTCACGAAGGTCAATTCGAATTTCGATGAGATCTATGCTCGCGCGCAAGGGAAGCTTGCCAAGGACGTCAGTGGCGCTGCGGGCACGATGGCGCTGAGCGCCGCAGAAGCACTTAACGGATTCATCGATCTATTCGGAGCACTGACGGGCAACAGAATAGTTACGGTGCCGGCAGCCCCCGCTCAGGGGTACACGGTAAGAAACCGAACGACGGGCGCATTTGTATTGACTTTCAGCACTTCGTCAGGCGGCGGTGTCGTCGTGCAGCAGGGATCCACGTCCGAATTGATTTCTGACGGCGAGAACATCATTGATCCCCTCGCGCAACAAATCGGAAACGCAACAGGTCGACTGAAGCGCGTTCGCGTCCTTACGTCCAGCGGAACGTTCACATCGACGCCCGGCACGAAGATGGTGCTCGTCCGCCTCCAGGCGGCCGGGGGGGCTGGTGGCGGAACGGCAGGCCTTGGTGTAGGAGAGGGGTCGATTGGATCGTCCGGAGGCTCCGGTGGATACAGCGAACATCTCATGACGTCGGGATTCGACGGTGTTGCCTATGTTGTTGGTGCCGGTCCCGCCGGAGTGGTGGGTGGCAATGGCCCCGATGGTGGAAATTCGTCCTTCGCAGGCATTACCGTAACTGGCGGAAAGGGCGGTCGCGTCTCAGCGCCAGGCGCACAAGTCTTCGCGGCTGCCGCGCAGGGTGGCACGGCGTCTGGCGCAAACGTTCTCAATCGTAACGGCGAGCCGAGTTCAAGCGCATGGTTGATTCTTGGCAGCGGGTATTCGCTGGGACCTGGTGGCAGCACCCCGTTGGGAAGCGGTGGTATCTCTGCGTCGGCGGGTGCAAACGGCGGTGGGGGCGGCGGGGTGGCTGCAGGCAGTTCGAGTTCGCCGTCAGCGGCTCAGGCCGGTGGAAAGGGCGGCGACGGATTGATCTTGGTCATGGAGTTCGAATGAAGTCTCGTTACGCAACTGTGGAATCTGGCGTAGTTACAAACGTGGTCATTTGGGACGGTGCCGCTGTCTGCGATGAACTTCTCGGCGCCGTTCGTGTGCCAGACGTTGTTTCAGTCGGGGTCGGATACACGTTCGTAGATGGAGAGTTTGTTGCGCCCCAAACACAACCAGATGAGCCGGAGTTCGTCTGATGGGAATTACGGCCGACATTCAGCGTCTCGAACCCGGGGCATTGATCGAACTATTTGAACTGGATGCGACTGAGCAGCACGGTGACCTTTTGCGCTTTCACGGTCACACGCAAGTAGGGCCGATTTGGTGGCAAGGACATGAATACTCTCCGTGGCCTATCGAGGTCGAGGGGTTCGCCCGCAGCGGCGACAGTCAGCAGCCAACGCCCACTTTGTCTGTAGGAAACATCGATGGCTCGATTACTGCGCTGTGCCTCTATCTCGACGACATGGTCGGGGCGAAGCTGACGCGGATGCGAACTCTCGGACAGTACCTTGACGCCGCAAACTTTCCGGAGGGGAATCCGACCGCAGATCCGGAAGAGCAGCTTCCGCCCGAACTCTGGTTCATTAATCAGAAAACGGAAGAGACGAATGTGTCGGTCACGTTCGAGCTGGCGAGCGCGCTCGACTTCAATGGCGAGCAGTTGCCCCGGCGACAGATCATTGCGAACGTCTGCACCTGGCTGACCATTGGCGGCTACCGGGGGCCATATTGCGGATATACGGGGGTGGCCTACTTCGACAAGGACGACAATCCTGTGGCTGATCCATCACTCGACAAGTGCGGCGGCCGGCTGTCGTCGTGCAAATGCCGCTTTGGTCAGAACAACGAACTGCCGTACGGGGGGTTCCCCGCTGCGGATCTGGTGCGAACGGTCTGATGAACGAAAAGACGCTGGGTGCAATCCGAGAGCACGCCAAGGAAGAATATCCGCGCGAGTGCTGTGGGCTCATCGTGGTCAAGAGGGGGCGTGAGCGGTACGTGCGCTGCCGCAACCTCGCCCAAGGCACTGAGCACTTCGTTATGTCTCCGGAAGACTATGCGGCCGCCGAAGAATTCGGTGACGTCGTCGCCGTGGTCCATTCGCACCCGGATGCTACTGCCGCGCCCAGTGAAGCTGATATGGTGAGCTGTGAGGCTACGGGGTTGCCGTGGCACATCCTGTCATGGCCTGACAATGACGTGCGCTCGATCGAGCCGACGGGGTACAAAGCACCGTTGGTCGGCAGAACGTTTGCGCACGGCGTCCTCGACTGCTGGTCGTTGGTGCGCGACTTCTACGCGCGCGAGCTCGGGATCGAGTTGCCGGATTTCGAACGCCGCGACGATTGGTGGGCGCACGGCGAGAACCTCTACATGGAAGGCTACCCGAAAGCTGGTTTCGTGGTCGTCAACCAAGATGCGCCTGAAAAGGTCGGTGATGTGATGCTGATGCAGCGGCGCGCGGAAGTTCCGAATCATGCGGGCGTGTACATCGGCAACGGCCTGATGTTGCACCACATGCACGGGCGTCTGTCGACGCGCGAAGTGTATGGCGGGTATTGGCGTGAGATCACCCGGTGTGTTTTGAGGCATAAGGAACTGATCGGTTAGTATTGCGTGGTCAATTTGTTTGGGGATCATCCAATGCGAGCTATTTGCGGTGCGATTCTTATTTGCTCAGCCGTGTCTTTGCTTTCCGGCTGTGTAACTGGAATGAGTGGGCAAGAAATACGGGAACAGTCCGCGCAAAAGTATTCGGGGTCGGCGTCCGTGAATGAGTCGCTCGCATGTTTGAGAGGGCGACTTGGCAGTGAGGCCAATGTCACAACGTATCCCGATGGGGGGCTTGCCGAAATTGCGATTGGCCGCACGTCCGCACTAGGTGAGTTCGGTTACGCCTATCTCATCACTCTGAAGAAGGATGGCCCTGGAACTGCTGCAACCGTGCGTAGTGCGGGTATATGGTTCCCGCACATGCCCGCCGAAAAGCTTGATTCGACGATCAAGGCTTGCGTCAGGACATAGCGAGTCGACTGCATAACAAATGAACCTGCCTTTGGCAGGTTTTTTTTGGGGTGTGAAAAATGAGTGAAAGGCTTCGAACAATTCGACTTTACGGTGGGCTTGGTGCCAAGTTTGGGCGAGTCCACTCTCTGGCAGTTTCGAGCCCCGCCGAGGCGGTACGGGCATTGTGTATCGTGCTTCCTGGATTCAAAAAAGAACTGGCCGAAAGCGTCCGACGTGGTCTGGCATATGCAACTTTCGTAGGAAAACGGAATATCCGCGCCGAAGATTTTGGGCTTCCGCCAGGACAAGACGACATACGAATTGCGCCAATGGTCGCAGGCTCGAAGCGCGGCGGTCTGTTTCAGACCATTCTTGGGGCGGCGCTGATCGCACTTTCAGTGTGGAATCCGGCGTTTCTCGCAGCGTCCGGGGTATTCAGCGCTGGGTCCATTGGACTTATGGGGGCATCGTTGGCGCTTGGTGGTGTCGTGCAACTGCTTTCGCCCCAACAATCCGGTCTTTCCGTGAAAGACAGTCCCGACAATGGGGCCAGCTATAACTTCAACGGCCCCGTCAACACGCAGGCGCAAGGCAATCCCGTCGGCGTGCTGTACGGCGAAATGACCGTCGGTAGCGCAGTAATTTCCGCAGGTATCTACGCCGAAGACCAAGCCTGACAAATTCTCATAAATCCAATTCACAGCCCCGCGATGCGGGGCTTTTTTATTGCCCGGAAACAACTGAATGAGCAAGATGATCGTCGGCTACGGCGGGGGAGGTAAGGGCGGCGGCGACAGCCGAACGCCCGTCGAGAGCCCGGATAGCCTTCATTCCATCGCTTATGCAAAGGTGCTGGACGCGGTATCTGAGGGCGAAGTGGTCGGGCTGAAAAACGGTCTCCAGAGCGTGTTTCTCGACGGCACGCCGATCGTCAATGCCGACGGTACCGCGAATTTCCAGAACGTCAGCGTCGACGTACGTACTGGAACGCAGGACCAGTCATACATCCCCGGCTTCCCGTCGGTCGAAAGCGAGGCGGCCGTCGGCGTCGCGTTGACCTCGGCGGCGCCGTGGGTGCGGGCCGTGACGAATACACAGCTTTCAGCGGTTCGCATTACGTTCGCATTGCCAGCCCTGTCGCAGGCGAACACGAGCAACGGTGACATCACGGGTTACCGAATCGAGTATGCGATTGATCTGGCGACAGACGGCGCGGCCTTCCAGCAAGTCTTGGCTTCAGCTTTTGACGGGAAGACCACGTCACCGTATGAGCGTAGTCACCGTATTGAGCTTCCGCAGGCAACGAACGGATGGTCGGTGCGCGTGCGCCGGATTACGGCCAACGCCAACAGCACGACCATCGCCGATACGACGAATATCGAGAGCTTCACGGAGATCATCGACGCGAAGCTGCGTTACCCGAACACAGCGGTCATTGGCATTCAGGTCGATGCTCGCCAGTTCAAAAGCGTACCGACGCGTTCATATCGGATGCGCGGTCGCATCATTCGAGTACCGTCGAACTACGACCCGGCGACGCGGGTATATGTCGGGACTTGGGATGGGACGTTCAAGTCAGCATGGTCGGACAACCCGGCGTGGGTTTTCTACGACCTCGTGTTGCACCAACGGTACGGCTTGGGCCATCGCGTAAATGCTGCACAGGTCGACAAGTGGTCGCTGTATCAGATCGGTCAATATTGCGACGAGCTCGTTGACGATGGGAATGGCGGGCGAGAGCCGCGCTTCACATGCAACTGCTATTTGCAGTCGCGCGCTGATGCGTACAAGGTTCTGCAAGACCTCGCGACGATCTTTCGCGGTATGGCGTATTGGGCGAACGGCAATGTGGTCGCCGTGGCCGACATGCCCGGAGATCCCGTGTACAGCTTTACAAACGCCAATGTCATCGACGGGAAATTCAAGTACGCGGGTTCGAGTTGGAAGGCTCGCAAGACGGTTGCGCTCGTCACCTGGAACGACCCGAGCGACTTCTATAAGGCAAAGGTCGAGTACGTCGAGGATCAGGACGGTATTGCACGATATGGTGTCCAGCAGACTGAGACCACAGCCTTCGGCTGCACCAGCCAAGGTCAGGCCCAACGGGTAGGGCATTGGACGCTCCTTACGAGCCGCCTCGAAACTGAATCGGTTTCTTTTTCGACCGGCCTCGATGAGGCGCTGGTGTCTCCCGGTGGCGTTGTGAGCGTAGCCGATGCGTCGCGCGCAGGTCGGCGGATCGGCGGGCGCGTAAGCTCTGCCGTCGGTGCCACGGTAACGCTCGACAAGGTCGATCAAATCGCGCCTGGCGATGCGCTGACGGTGACTTTGCCGTCCGGTGTTCCGCAAACGCGTACGGTCAAATCGATTTCCGGGAACGCGGTCACCGTCACGGCGAATTGGACGGAAGGCGTGCAGCCGCAGGCGACATGGATTGTCGAAAGCGCGCAGCTCAAGACACAGTTATTCCGGATCCTCAGCGTGTCGCAGGGCGATGGCCTGACCTGGGACCTCTCGGCGATTCAGCATAACCCAGACAAGTACGGCGCCATCGACAGCGGCACGCGGCTCCAGCAGCGCCCGATCAGCGTGATCCCGCCGTCGGTTCAGCCGCCGGCGAAGGACGTAGCCTGGGACTCCTTCTCCGTTATTTCGCAAGGGATCGCGTCGACTACTGGCGTCATGAAGTGGACGGCGGCGGATCGAGCGGTGGCCTACGAAGTGGAGTGGCGGCGTGACAATGGCGAATGGGTGAAAGCTGGCCGTACCGGTTCCCTGAGCCTTGAGGTGCAGAACCTTTACGCGGGCACCTATGTTGCCCGCGTAACGGCGGTCAATGCCCTCGACGTTCCGTCGATTCCTGCCTACTCGACCGAAACGATTCTGTCGGGCAAAACCTCCCCGCCGCCAACGGTAACGAGTTTCGTTGCTACAGGCATCGTGTTCGGTATCCGCCTCGACTGGGGATTCCCCACTGGTCCGCTCGATGTAGAGAGGACTGAGGTTTGGTACAGCCAACAAAACGATCGAGCCACGGCTATCAAGCTTGCGGACTTCGCGTTTCCGCAGAACACGCACACGATGATGGGCCTCGCGGCCGGCACGACGTTCTTCTTCTGGGTTCGTCTCGTCGACAAGTCGAAGAACATTGGGCCGTGGTACCCGACAGACAACGGCGTGCTGGGCCAAGCGAGCGCAGACGCGTCCGAGATCCTCGACTATCTGAACGGGAAGATCGGAGAGACACAGTTATCGCAGGATCTACTTTCCGCGATCGCGACAATTCAGCCGCCCTTTGCCGGAAGCGAAGAGGACTACGCGGGCTCGGTCAATATCTACGCCGGGATCGTGTCAGTTCAGTCGCTGCTACAAGATGGAGATCGTGCGGTAGCGCAACAGGTAACGACGTTGCAGGCGACAGTCGGGGAAAACACAGCGCTGGTGCAGACGACAGCTCAGGCGATGGCGTCGCTCGACGGCAAGGTATCTGCGTCCTATCAGATCAAGGTTGGAGTCACTGCTGACGGTAAATACTACGGCGCTGGCATTGGGGTAGGTGTCAGCAACGAAACGGGGCCCGTCCAGTCGCAGATCCTGTTCACCGCAGACAGGTTCGCCTTTCTCAATCAGGCCAACGGACAGGTTACGTCTCCATTCGTAATTCAAGGCGGTCAGACATTCATTAGCCAAGCTTTCATCGGCAGTGGATGGATCACGAACGCAATGATCGGGGATTACATCCAGTCGAACAACTACGTGGAAGGGGTGGCCGGGTGGCGACTTGATAAGGCTGGCAGCCTGTATATGAACGGCGTGAACGGCGGCGGGCGTGTAGTGCTCTCGCCGAATGGCCTATACGTGTATGACGAGAACAATGTGCTTCGCGTGAAGCTGGGGAAACTCTGATGCTTGCAGGACTGGAAATTTACGGGCCTGCCGGTGAATTGACGCTCGGCCTTGGATCTCGTGTTGGAAGAGTGCTCGGTTCCGTGTACATCAACGGGACATCCGGAAGCCTTCAGCACGATGCGCTTGCAACTGGTGAAGCCTTCGCATCGTTTCACCTTCAGCAGCTCTTCTACGACGTCAGATCGTTTCGTCGCTTCCCGAGAATCACGATATCTGGCAATACGCTGTCCTGGTATTACCCGGAGCCACAAGGGAATCAGGTCACGATGGCCGGTTACATCACCTATGGGGTTCGCTAGTGGCATATGGTTTTGTGGCTGTGAACGACTCGGGGATTGTGCAGATCGATGGTGCGTACACGAACTACTCGCTGACCGCCAAGGGCACGGTTACGCTCACGGAACAGTCGATGTATCTGGGCGCCTCGGGGGCAGGTGATGTGTACGGAACTTGCTATATCGCGGATGTTTCGTACACCGCCCCTGATCCGTTGTTTGTGTTGGAAAACGCCAATGGCACTCCGGTCGTTGTGATCTCGACGGCAAACGTCGGCACGAACATGTGGCAAACGCGCTTGATGGCCTTGGCGCCAGTGAGCGTCGGGTACTTCGTCTTCTCGTCAAACGTTGTTGTGGCCGGTGCCGGTTATGGACTTATCGTCTATGACGGCGCTGGCCGACCTGTAGCAAGTTCGAATATGAAGTACCCACTGATCAGGCAGGTGGTCTCGGGAAATGTGGTCGGAGCCGGTCCCGACTATGGCCAGTACAACTACGCCGCCGCGACGAGCTTCTCTGCGACGTTCGCGCCAGGAGGTGGCCGAATCGGCGTCGGCGCGATCCGCACGCCGTCGACACAGTTCAACGGAAGCCTTCTGTCTGGTGCGTGGCGCGGCAACATTGGATTTGGCGGCTGGATGACCGGAAGCGGCACGGCCACGTTCTCAACATTCAACTGGCGCTTCGGGCCGAGCTCGCCGAATCCGCCTAACTTCCAATATGACTATCAATCGGCCCTCGACTACGGGGGCATTCTGATCGACGTGAGCAACCTTTGATCTTGGCCGCCTTCGGGCGGCTTTTCATTTCCAGAGCAGGGCGCGGGGGCGCTCAAAGGAACAATCCAATGGCAGAACCAACATCGGGTGCCGTGGCGGCTGCAGTGGCCGTGGTGGTGAAGGTGCTTCCGGGGGCTGTCGGATCGCTGATTGCGCTCCGATTCATCGGTGAAGGGCTGACGAAAAAGCAAAAAGCGGTGTCGTTCGCGGCCGGCGCGGCGATGTCCTACTACCTCAGTCCGTTGCTCGTGATGTATTTCGCGATCACGGACGCCGGCGCGCAGCAGGCGTTTGGCTTCTTGATGGGGCTGTTTGGCCTTGCGCTTGCGAAGGAAGTCTTCAAGGAAATCAACGATGCCGACCTGATCGGGGCTCTCAAGCGGCGACTCTTCGGAGGGCTCGAAAAATGATCTGGGTGTCGGTGTTTTTCATCGCGAACGTCATCGTGCTGGCCGGATGCATCTGGTTGGCACTGAGCGACGCAATCAAAACGGGTTTCTGGGGAACGACGGGCTTTTCCGCTATCGGCCTAGCATCTGTCGGAAATCTCTTCAAACCCTTTTGGATGCGCCATGCAATCGATGGTCCGGAAGTCCTGATGCTTGTCGGGCTTGCGATCGTCTCGATTTGGCTGATGGCGCGGAAGGTGTACTGGATGAGTAAGGGGAGGGGGCATGGCTAGAATTGACATGGCCACGGCTGGTGGTCAGAACGTATGCGCGTTTCTCGACATGCTTGCGTGGTCCGAATTCACCTCGCGCATCGCGGGTTCGGACGACGGCTATAACGTGATCGTCGGGGGCGGGATGTTCACCAACTACGCGGATCATCCGAGGAAATCGGTATGGATCAAGCGCTTTAACGTGTGGTCGACGGCGGCAGGCCGATACCAACTGCTCTCGCGTTACTTTGACGTCTACAGGCAGCAATTGGGGCTTCCGGATTTCTCGCCGGTCAGCCAGGACAAGATCGCGATCCAGCAGATTCGTGAGCGCGGCGCGCTTGCCGACATCAAGGCCGGAAGGATTGAGTCGGCGATTTCGAAGTGCCGCAACATCTGGGCGAGTCTTCCTGGGGCCGGTTACGGTCAGGTGGAGCATGCTCTGGAACCGCTGCTGCAACAGTACGTGAAAGCCGGAGGTGCAATGTGACGTGGCTCGATCCTCGCCTGTGGGGCGGACTGCTGCTCGCCGTAGTGCTGGCCACCGGAGGCGGCTACTGGAAGGGGCACCACGACGCCGACCAGTCGGCAACGGTCGCGGCGCAAGCGAAGCAGATCAACGCCCTCACCGCCGCCAACAACCTTTATCGCCAGACGACGCAAACGCTGGCCGGGATCTCGATCGATGCGAAAAAATCTGCTGATGAGGCAAATGCTGCTGCAAGTGCTTCTGATCTCGTCGCTGACGGGCTGCGCAAACAACTCGGTCAGTACATCGCCGCCGCGCGACATTCCGCCACTGCCGGCGGAGGCTCGCCAACCGTCGGCGGCACAGACGCCCTTGATCTGCTCACTGGGTTGTTCACCAGGTCTGACCAAGCTGCGGGAGAACTTGCGCGGTACGCTGACGCCGCCCACATCGCAGGGCTCGCCTGCGAGCGCAGCTACGACGCGCTGACGAGTAAAGGTCATCAGAGCGATCAAAAATACTGAAAAGCTCGTTTTAATTATCTTTTCGGCTTGTCCTGCCAGCCACCGTGACTGATGGGACCAAAGGGCTTTGGCTCGCCAATGTCGACGGCAGTGCTTTCGATGCGCTCGTAAATGAAGCCAGGCTTCAATTTGGCAAACCACTCGCGCGCGAAATCCTCGTCCATGTGGTGCCGAGTCTTCTTCCAGCGCTTATCGCCGGGTAGCTTGTACTGATACAGGTGGGTAATTCGCGCGGACATGGTGGCCTCCCTCGTGGTGCTGGTGAGGGAGGTAAACTAGCACAAATACTGTACAAAAAAACAGTATTTTGAGTGGCGAATGCACTTGGGGAAATAGCTCTAAACTATGGGGCGTCGCAAGCAATCGAAACTAATGTGGAGTAAACTCACTTTCGGAAGTAGATTTTGGTGTTAGTAACGCTATGATTCCGTTGTATGTTGTAGCGAACATCTACACCCGAATAGATGTGATAAGAAACAATAAGTTAGATACGTTCCGCACTCGGAGAAAGCAATGCTGTACTCAGACGAAGTATCAAAGCTTCGTTCCTTCGGACAATTCGTTGGGTTCGAAGCCGCTCGTAGTGTCGATCTCCTTAAGGCAATTGACGACACGATTTACGCATGTGAACAACAACGCAGAATGATGGAGCAGTTCACTGGCGCTGCCGGTGAGTTCGTTCAATCTCTCAAGCGCACCGATCACGCTATCGACGAAGATGGTAGTGTTCTTGCTGCCCTTGAAGCCGCTCGCGACGCAATCCACCAAGTCTATGCACAGCACAAGCGCAAGCGAGAGGCTGCTGCAGGCGATCATCGACTCTGCGAAGATGATGGTGTGGTAGACGCATACGATCAACTGCTGGATGGGATCGCATCGGCGCATACCGCGCTGAATGATCTCTGCTGGGCGCTGGGCGAGCACGAGGCGGATTTTGATAAGGTGCTCGAAGGCGAATTCTCCACCGCTGAAGAACTGATTGAGGCGCTGGAGAAGTAAGTTGCCCATAAAGTCAGTGCGCCGTACAGAGCGCTTCCAAAAAGAATACGACGCACTGACTCCAGCCATGAAAAAAGAGGTCAAGGACGCGTTGCGTGACCTTCTTGTTGACCCAATTCCGGCGAGTCGCCGGTTTCATTCGCTTAAGGGTTATCGAAACCCTAAGCTCTTCACGATCGATGTGACGATGAACAAGTCACATAAGATTTCCATCGAAATCGAAGGCACCTGCGCCACGCTGCGTCGGATCGCCACGCACAAAGAAATAGATCGCGCGCCATAAACTGTCGCCATGTGCACGAACTACCGCGTTCCCGATCGGCAGCTATTCAGTGGCGACCACGGCACCGCCGCGACCCCTGAAACCTCATCTCGCATGACACCCCTTAAGCGCGGTGTCTCCTAAAGTTTGGCGACTGATAGTCGATATTGTATGTGTCGCCAACTAGAGATGGAGGTCGAGATGTCAGGTCGTTCTGATCCGGCAGCAGTCGGAATTCTGTTTATTGGAGGGATGATTGCGTTCGGAGTGTTCTCACTATCGAAGAGCTTGGGGGCGGACTTTCAAGCCACGTTCTTCGCGCTTTTTGGGACGGTCGTCGTGGTTGGGTTGTGCTTTCTTGCAGCCTTCTGGCTGAACTGGAGCAATCACCTTGCGATGTTGTCCGGCGCGGCCGCAGCCATCTGGCCGCAGTGGTGGCCGGTGCTTAAGAGCATGAGCGAAGGGGGCCAATCGATCGGGGCATATCGCAACTTTTCGCGAATGTACGAACCCGCCTGGTATGCAGAATGGTGGGTCCAATGGCCGATAGAGATCGCTCTCATCGGCCTGTGCGCGTGGCGACTCTACGCTGACTGGAATGAGTATCGATATTGA